AGCTTGGCAAGGTAAAGCTTGTTGATTGTCTTGTTGAATTATCCCGAATGGATGGGATAGGACTGGCAAAGGCTGGCTTCATAATGCAATTATGTATCGGTGAAGTAGGCTGTATGGATACCCATAATCTGCAACGGTTCGGGCTGGATGCAAAAACTTTCAAATTTGGAAAGACTGCATCTGACAAGCTTAGAAGAATGAAAGCAGAGTTATATATCCAAGCTTGCAATCAGCAGGGTGGTTGTGAGTACCTATGGGATAGCTGGTGCGAATTGATAGGCACTGAAAAATTCCCTGAGATTTACGGAACAGGCGAAGCGGTATCTAAGCTTCATTGTGAATGGTTAGGCATCAGAGCATAGGAAAGGTAAGCAGATGCAAAATAAAATGGAAACAGAAACAGGCTGGCTGTTACGGTCTAAGGTAAAAGAAATAAATGATAAGTATCATACCGATTTTGAGGTAGTTATGACCGAAGGCGAAGGAAATCCTGAAGATTGGTTGTATTGTCTAAAGGTAGGAAACCAATTCCTTGAAGAGGAATGGGACGGGCAGGAAATGTTCGCCTACCTTTGCGGAATGTATCATGGCGCAATGATAGGAAAAAATCATGGCAGATAATAAAATCAAATTTAAAAAGATTTATCGTTCCAAAAACCATAAGGTGGAACGTAGAAGACAGGCTAGACAAAAACAAAAACTAGTCTGGACAACACTAACTGCAAAATCATAGGAGAGAAAAATGCAGGTAGAAACTAAAATTTTGGTAGCTGACCCAAAACAAAATGTTAGCATCTTTGCGAATGTATCTGTAGCAGATATGCAGGTACGCAGAATGGATAAGAAAAACCGCCATGGTAAGAATGGCACGTTCCATAATAACAAGGGCTATATCGTAGTAGGACGTAGCCCTTACAATGGGCAGTTTGTCTCTATGAAAGAGACAGACTAATAGCCTTGCAATAGGTGGGCGTATCTGATATGGTACGCCTACCAACCTAATCAAATCTGGGAGATTTACAGATGGACGAACAACACACATATTTATTTTCAGTAGGTGGCGTGGCCTTTTATGAGCATGGAAAATATGGCGATGAGCATAGCCTAGTGGCTAAGGTAAATGGTAAATTTATAGACACCTATTTCTGGGATAAGCCAGATAGTTTTGAGGTGGCAGATTGGTTAGAAAGTGAGGTGGAATAATGGCTAAACCATATGAAGGATATCCAAGCTGGAACAGCTGGAATGTAAGTTTGTGGATCAACAACGAATATAACCTATATATAACAGCCTATAATCTGGTACAGCGTGAAGGTATGCGAAGGGCTGTTGAGATACTGACCAACTGGTGGGGCGATAAGGTAACGCCAGATGGTGGAAGATTTAATAAACGGTCTATTGCATTGGCATTGGAAGGAATGGACGAATGAATGAAGATTGCTATGAAGATTTAACATTTGAATTATCTACCTATACCGTAGATGGGGAGCACGTTTATCATGTATCCACAATGGATGGCGAGGTAGTCGCAGTAATTGACAAACCAGAAGATTGGGAGATTTAGTAATGATAAAAGTACATCAACTTCTTATTCGTAATAGCAAAGGTGAATTGCTGTCTATCGTACAGGCGGATGGTGGTGAGGGTGGCATCATGGGCAATACCAATTCAGGTATGGTGGAAGCGGCTGGATTTAGCCCCTTGGCAGATGCCCCGGATGGATATCTAAATGCCAAGGATTTGGCTCATGTATTGTTACACTTTGAGGAGCATGGCACAAACCCTGCCCAGACTGAGTACGAACAGGACATGAAGGAATTATATTATGATGGTGATGGCTGGACAGATGAAGATATTGACATCATGGAAAGGGAGATGTACAAATGAGCAATCTGGTAAATGAAATGGCATTGGAAAGATGCTATGAAGAGGTCATGGTAATGACTGTTGATGACCTGTTATATAAGGTAAGAGATAAAGGCAATGACCATGATTATGAGGTGTTGCTAAAAATAGTTTCAGATATGTCAGAAGAACTGTTTGTAGAAAGGGCAGAATAAAATGGAACCACCAAAGATAAGAACCAATGAGATAAATGGCTGGAACTATTCCTGCTTTCCACATAGTGGAATACTTGGAGAGAAATATACTTTCCAAGAGTTATTCGATAGGATAAAGATACTCTTCCTAGATATCAAAGAAGGTATCGAAGTGGCAGATATACTGACCTATTACAATGACGGCATGGACTTCATGTCTAACACAAGAGCCAAGCCAGAGGAGCATGGCATAGAGGTAAAGTGGAGATATAAGAATGAGATACATTAATTCTGAGACAGGTGAACTACACATACCAGAGTTTGCACATGGTTACTTGCTATGCTATTCACTGTATCATTTGAATGACATTCGTGAAGCAGGTGAGGATGATACATGGGAGCAAGTAATGGACGTGCCACTGATGGCAGGTGAACACTGTGATTATCAGACGTATGATTTGAACTTCTGGATTGACGATGAAGATGGCAAAATGTACTGCACCGCCTATGAGGTGTGGCATGATGAGGCAGGGTATGCTTATACAAAGACAGACGAACACAGGAGATTGTGGTAATGCTGGCTGAAGCATTAGTATGTCTAGCACTTAACGTGTATCATGAAGCACGAGACCAGCCCTTCATTGGGCAGGTTGCAGTGGCACAGGTAGTGATGAATAGGGTGCGTGATAACAGATATCCGAATGATGTATGCGAGGTAGTCAAACAAGGTGAGACATATTCATGGAAGCCTGACTTTCCTGTGCGTCATCGGTGTCAGTTTAGCTGGTACTGTGATGGTAAATCAGATAAAACGCCTGACAGTACAGCATGGGAGAAAGCCTTACTGATTTCACATGGTGTATATCATGACAACTTAGATGATTTCGTTGAGGGTGCTACACATTATCACGCATCCTATGTTCTGCCTGAGTGGGCAGATACAAAAACAAAGGTTGTTCAAATAGGTGAACACATATTTTATAGATGGGAGAATAACGATGCCTAAGTATAAAGTAATAGCAACAGAATACATATTTAAGGATGCTCTTATAGAAGCAGATAGTGAAGAAGAAGCAATTGCCAAAGCCGAAGAAGATGGTGTGGATTGGATAACAGTCGGTAGTGACTGGGAAATACATGAAGATATGACATTTGAGGAGAATGAATATGCCTAATAATTTTGCAAAGACGAGAGATATTGAAAACCCATACGCAACATACCGGGTTGAAAATCCTAGCAATGGTATGTATTTTGAGTGGAGAGTATTAAAGGCATGGCAGACCAGAGCATCAGAAAAGAAGAAGCCCTATGGCAGATGGTTCTGTGCAGTAAAATCACCTATGACCTATGGCTCATGGGAAAGAGGTGATGTATATGCAAATGAAATACTTAAACTAAACCCTGAACTTATCCAATCAGAGCCTGAATGGAAAGAAAGAATGGAAAGCTAATGACAAATAAAAAGTTTGAAGTTATTGCACATGAGGTAGTAGAACACCTATATATAATAGAAGCAGAGGATATGGACGAGGCTATTGACTTAATACAAGAAGAGGATTATGAACCTGTCCATAAAGAAAGTATTATGAAAATGATAGACGAAGTAAAGGAGATTAGTTATGTCTAACAAAAAAGCAGCTTATGAAAAAAGAAATGTAATGGTATCTGCATCAGACCTTTCAACCATTGTTGCCCACCACTGGGATTTAGCAGACAAGCTAGAGAATGATGGCTTTGAGTTTATTGCTGAGTCCATTCGTGATGTAGGCAAAAGATTTGAGGAGAAGCTGTACAAGTCTGGCTTCTGGGCGCAATGATTATTAATATGGAGCTACTAATATACATAGTAGCTTTCATGTGTATCATAAAGTTTTGGCTGGACGGAGACAAGAGCTAATGACAGCAGAAATTTTTAATGTGTTCCTATTGATGTCTTACATAATAGGATGTATAATAATCTTATTAATATTATTATTAAAAGAGGATTAATATGTTAGAAACTATAATAACTATAGAACTAGTGATGTTAGTATTAGTTTTATTAAGTCACTAAGAAAAGGAGTATTAAAATGAGTGACAATCTTTGGAATAAAGACAGGAAGAAATTGTTTAGAGAATTATATCACCAGTATTTAGAAGAGGGATATGAAAACAAAGAAGCTAAAAAGCTTGCTAAAGAAGAGGCAGAAGAAATGATTGCTGAATCTGAGGAGTTTGCTATGAATGTAGCTTATGAGGAGTTTGGGGATGAATAAGATTGATGTAATTGGTTGGTTGTTTGCACTTTGTGCAAGCATGATAGGTGTCTTGGTTTCGATGTACGAAATGTTAGGCTATGTTCCTGACTTGGTTATGGCTTTGTATACTATTAGTCTACCCATATTTTTATATAGTATTTCAATAGTTTACAACAGGATGAAATAAAATGAGTAGTTTTTTGATAGAAGAATTGGTTGGAGACAACGGCAGAGAAGCCACCATCCATGAGTTTAAAGAAAGCTATGAGGTAATACTAGCAAAGGATGGTAAGATAGAACATAAAACATTTTTTCCACTGAATGAATTTGGTTTAGAACTTTCAAGAGATTGGGCTAATCGTTGGATAAAAGGAGTAAACTATAATGACAATAACACTGAATGAGTACCAAGAACTAGCAATGAAGACTGCAATCTTTCCAGAGAGTGCTAAGTATTCTTACCCTGCTTTGGGTCTGGCTGGTGAAGCTGGAGAGGTAGCTAACAAAGCAAAGAAACTGATTCGGGATGGCGCAACGCCAGAAGAATTAGAAGAGAAATTGCTAGACATTGCAGATGAATTGGGTGATGTCTTATGGTACATTGCAGCAATGGCAGATGCTTGTGGTGTCTCACTTGAACATATTGCAAAAGCTAATCTACACAAGCTGGCTGACAGGGCGGTGCGTGGTAAACTTGGTGGAGATGGAGATAAGAGATGAAAAATTTATATAATTTAATTATGAATTGTGAACTTAACCCTCTGTCTAATATCCCGGACACTAATACAAGACACATGATTATGCAGATACTTGCTTGGATGTGGTGTATTATATTCAGTATGTCTATAGGTAGTGTTATCGTATTTGGTATCAGTCTTTTTATTCATGCAGTAATTTTAGCAGGGATATTTATTACAGTTGGTACATTTGAAACAGCAAAGCGTAATCCACAATACTTTGGTGGGCTTGGCAGAGGTAATGGAGGTGAGCATGAGTGAAGACATTATGAAAATGACACATGAAGAACGTGTAAAGTATTGGGAAAAGGAAGCAGAAAAACAAAGAAAAGAAAGACAGAAATCTATAGATGGCTTGTCTTCTGAACAGTTGGAAGCAGTAAAGATGGTACGAAAGTATGCATCCTCAATATGTGAAGAAGCTTTGCATGGTGCAGGTGTACGATATATTTATTGTGACCAGTTTAGTGAACTTGAAGAAGCTTTAGGTAAATTAAATAATCAATTCAATCTGATAGGAGAATCTTATGATTGATGTCTATATCACAACGGGTTTTGATGACAAGGTGGTGACCAGCATACCTTACCATGATTTAGAAGAGTGGTTGATAAACAGAGAAACATTGTGTAAGGCTATGGGGTATACAACCAAACGAACAAATCGTTTGCTTCATGTGCTTGACAATGGCAGATTAGATACAGTATACTTCACCAGAAACTAAACAGGAGAAGAGATGGAACACACAGATTCAAAAGAAGTTTCCAGAGGAAGTTGCGAAGCTTGTGGCTCGTCAGACGCAAATATATCCTACTCAGATGGACACACTTATTGTTTCTCATGCACAGCATATACGAAAGGGGATACAGACGATATGCAGTACACAAAGCCAGCACCTATTCAAGGTGTATATCACAATCAGTTTACAGATGGTCAGGTAACAGGACTTTCAGACAGAAAGATTAGCCAACAGACTTGTCAATTCTTTGGCGTAAAGACTGTCTCTTCTGGTGACCAGATTGTAAAACATATCTATCCATACTTTGACGAATCAGGTGCTCATGTAGCCAACAAGGTTCGTCAGGTACAGAACAAGGGCTTCATGTCAGAAGGTCAGTTACCAAAGGCAAAGCTATTTGGTCAGCAGAAGTTTGGACAAAGAGGTAAGTTTATTACCATCTGTGAGGGTGAGCTGGATGCCATGTCTGCTTACGAACTAATGGGTTCTAAGTGGCCTGTTGTGTCCATCAAGAATGGTGCTCAGTCTGCACTAAAAGATGTGAAACAAAGTTACGATTACCTCAATCAATTTGAAACAATTGTTGTCTGCTTTGACAATGACGAACAAGGTAAGCTGGCTGCAGGTAAAGTTGCTCAATTGTTTGAGCCTAACAAGTGTAAGATTATGGATATGCAGTACAAGGATGCTAACGAGTATCTCAAACTAAACAAACGTGAAGAGTTTACTCGTGCATGGTGGGATGCAAAACAATACACACCTGCTGGCATCCATAACCTTGCAGACATATCAGACAGGCTCTATCAAGAGGAAGATGTAGAGACTTGTCTTTATCCTTATCAGGGTCTAAATGAGAAGCTGTTTGGTATTCGTACTGGTGAACTGGTAACAGTTACTGCAGGTACAGGCGCAGGGAAATCCAGCATGATGCGTGAGTTGATGCATCACCTGCTTATGAATACAAAACATAATGTAGGTGTATTCTCTCTGGAAGAGAACATCAAACAGACTGCTTTCCATCTGATGTCTGTTGAAGCAAGTGACCGTATCTATATCAAAGAGGTTCGGGAAAAGTACAGTCTAGAACAGCTAAAGGAACTAGAACGTAAGACCATTGGCACACGTAGGTTCTATGCCTTTGACCACTTTGGTTCTATTACTACAGATGAAATACTCAGCCGGGTACGTTATATGGTCAAGGCTCTTGACTGTAAGTTTATTATCATTGACCACCTGTCCATCCTTGTATCAGGCTTGGAAGGTGAAGATGAACGCAGAAACATTGACCAGCTTATGACTAAGCTTAGGTCACTGGTAGAAGAAACCAGATGTGCAATGCTTCTTGTTTCTCACTTGCGTAGGGCAACAGGCGATAAGGGTCAGGAACAGGGCAAGGAAATATCTCTGTCCATGTTACGTGGCTCACATTCTATTGCTCAGATTAGTGACGCAGTGATTGCGTTGGAACGTGACCAGCAAGCACAAGACCCTGTACAGGCAAACACAACCGCAGTCAGGGTATTGAAGAATCGTTATGCAGGTGAGACAGGTGTAGCCACCTACCTTCTGTATGATAAGGACACTGGCAGAATGTCAGAGATTGAGAACCCGTTTGAGGCAGACTCTAACGCAGATGATATAGGAGATTTTCTATGAAGGTAGCAAAGATTGATGGGGCATATAACAGACGCTTCAGCCGACAGAGTTACGAGGAGAATGATGCAAAGGCTAGAGAAGCAATCATGTCCTACTTACAAAACAATGGACATGAAATACTTGATAGCACAGAGAACTTTTCATTTGACATCAAGAGCAAAAAAGGAGATAATACGTACTTCTCAGAGGCAGAGATGAAGAACCAATGGAAAGGTGATTGGCCTGATACATGGAAAGAAATCAGGATACCCTACCGAAAACATAAGCTTATCAATAGGATGGCAGAATTAGGAGCAGACAATCATTTCTTTAACTTCTATGTCATTCGTAATGATTGCAAAGCAGCATGGCGAATCAAAGACTTTGTTGTTGCCGAATCAGAAGTTAAGAAGTTATTTAGTTATCGTGTAAAAGGTGAAAGCTTTTTCCACATACCCTATCAGAAAGCGGAGCTAGTAGAACTATGAAAAGAGTAGTGCTTGATATCGAGACAGATGACCTAAATGCAACTGTAGTACACTGCATTGTGGCACAGGACTTAGATACAGGCGCAGTGGACACATGGTATGGGGAGTCCATCAAGGACTTCCCTGCATGGTCAGAGAGTGTAGATGTCTTTGTCATGCATAACGGTGTGTCCTTTGATGCGCCTGTTGTAAATCGTTTGACAGGCAGTAAAATACCTTTGAAGAAGGTAAGGGATACACTGATTATGTCTCAGCTTTATGACCCTTCCCTTGAGGGTGGTCATTCATTAGGGGCATGGGGTGAAAGGCTTGGCTACCCAAAGATAGAATTTAATGACTTCTCTGTATTTACACAAGAGATGTTAAAATATTGTAAACAGGACGTGGTTGTTACTGTAAAGCTATACGAACATCTACTTCCTCATATGAAAAAGTATTCTGGTAAATCTATTCAGCTTGAGCATGAGGTGAGAGCAATTGTTGACAAGCAAGAAGAGAATGGATTTACTCTTAATATCCCGGAAGCTTCATGCCTTGTTGCAAGGCTCTCAGAAGAGGCTACAGAGATTGAACAGGAGATGCAAGGTATATTTCCCCCTATCGTAACAGAACGCCACTCAGAGAAGACAGGAAAGCGTTTAAAAGATAAGGTAGAAATATTCAATCCTGCATCAAGACAGCAGATAGGTAAACGACTTATGGATAAGGGATGGAAACCTAATAAGTTTACCCCTACAGGCCAGCCAATTGTGGATGAAGGTACATTAAAAGATGTGGACATCCCAGAGGCACAGAAGATTGCACAATATCTGTTGTTGCAAAAGAGAGTTTCACAGGTCAAGTCTTGGCTTGATGTTGTGGAAGACGATGGTAAGGTTCATGGTAGAGTTATTACCTTGAAAGCCATCAGTGGACGCATGGCACACAACTCCCCAAACATGGCACAAGTACCTGCCGTTTACTCTCCCTACGGCAAAGAGTGCAGACAAGTTTGGAAAACAAGCAGTGACAAATACAAACTGCTGGGATGTGATGCTAGTTCACTTGAACTTAGATGCTTGGCACACTATATGGGTGACAAGAAATTTACTGATGAGGTAGTGGGTGGTGACATCCACACTGCAAATCAGAAAGCCGCAGGACTTCCTACCAGAGATTCAGCAAAGACATTTATCTATGCTCTAATTTATGGTGCAGGTCCAGCTAAGATTGGTAGTATCGTTGGTGGTGGTGCTAGAGAAGGACAAATCATTATGAAAAAGTTTATGTCCAATATGCCAGCCTTAAAAACCTTGCGTGATAAGGTAGATAAGGCAGCAAATACAGGATATATTCGTGGTCTTGATGGTAGGCTTTTAAAGGTACGTCAGCAACACGCTGCCATGAACCTCTTACTACAGGGGGCAGGTGCTATCATTTGTAAAGAATGGTTGCGGCAAATAACTATCATGGCGCAACGAGATTATGAATACAATCTTGTTGCGTCTATACATGACGAGTATCAGTTTGAGATTCGTGCTGACCAAGCAGAACGCTTTGGTGAACTCACACAAAAGGCAATGAAGCAAGTACAGGAAACCCTGTCTGTTGTTTGTCCTTTAGATAGTGAGTATAAAATTGGAAACAATTGGGCAGAAACTCATTAATAGGTGTTGACATACTATTATGTATGTTATATACTTTCAAAATCAGAAGTGGCTAAGACCACACAGTAAACTAATATAGGAGATACAAAACTATGCCAGTATTATCAGGAAAGTCCCATTGGGCATCTATCACTTCACCAAACAAAACATTTGAACCACATAAATGGATGATTGATTTGTCTTTGGAAGGTGAAGAACTTGAGAAAGCTAAGAAGATTGGTCTATCTATTAAGAACAAAGGTGATGAAAGAGGAGACTTTGTTTCCATTTCTCGTAAGGTCTATCGTAAAGATGGTGGTGAGAACAGCTCACCGGGCTTGGTAGATAGTCAAAAACGTCCTATGGAAAATACTCTTATTGGTAACGGCTCAGATGTAAATGTTTTGTTTAAAACATATGAGTGGGAGTATGCAGGAAAAGCAGGTGTAGGCTCTGACCTTCAAAAGGTTCAGGTTGTAAACCTAATTTCATACGGAGATGATGATGATTTTGATGTTGTGTCTGGTGGACATAGTGCAGTAGATACCTTAGACGATGATATCCCCTTTGGAAACACTGGTAGCTAAAACATAACATCAACAAGGGTGCTACACATATCTGGAATATGGTAGTGAGTTGGCTAGTGTAGGGTGGGTACGCCAATTATTAAGGAGTTATTATGTTAGACAAAGAATATAAGATTACTATGTCTGCTGAATATTTAGACTTTGGAAATAAAACCACAGTGGAAGGATATGTAACTGACCTAAATGATATATCAGATATTGTATTAGATTTCCTACGTGCAATGGGATATACATATATAGAAGATGTAACTTTCCATAAAGAGTTTGAGGATTTATTAAATGACTGACTATGTAAATAAACCACCTCATTATCAGACAGGTGAGGTAGAATGTATTCAAGCAATTGAATCTGCCCTATCTCCAGAAGAGTTTAGAGGATACTGCAAAGGTAATGTAATAAAGTATACTTGGCGAGAACAATACAAAGGTCAAGACCAAGACTTAGCTAAAGCAGTGTGGTATCTAAATAGATACTTAGAAAAGGAAACAGAATGAAAAGTATAGATACTCTAATAGAAGATATATACAAGACATTAGAAGAAGGTATTAATACTGCATCTGTACAGAACAGAGATGCTATTCATACTTGTTCTACTGAAATTGCCAGAGCACTATCACGTCAGCTTGGAGAAGGTAAACGTAGTAAGCAAACTACCTTACGTATGTCTCAAATAGGTAAGCCAGACAGACAGCTTTGGTATGACTTAAAAAGTACAGCAGAGCCAGAACCGATTAACGGTCAAACTAAAATGAAGTTTATTATGGGAGACATCCTAGAGGCTGTGTTGATACTGCTTACAGAAGTATCTGGACACGAGGTGACAGAGCAGCAGAAGGAAGTAGAAGTAGAAGGTGTTAAGGGACACAAGGACTGTCGCATTGATGGTACTCTTGTAGATATTAAGACTGCTTCTTCTTATGCCTTTAAGAAGTTCAAAGAAGGTACACTACATAGTGATGACCCCTTTGGTTACATTGCTCAATTGTCTGGCTATGCAGAGGCAGGTAATGACCAAGAAGCAGCCTTCTTTGCTATTGATAAATCATCCAGTGAAATGGCTCTAATGAAGATAGAACCTATCCATATGATAAATGCAAAGCAAAGAATTGGGAAGGTTAAAACATTCTTGTCTTCTGACTTACCGCCTGATAGATGTTATCCAGATGAAGAGGATGGTAAGTCTGGTAATCGTAAGCTTGCCATTGGTTGTGTATATTGTCCTTACAAAGATGATTGTTGGAAAGATGCCAATGGTGGTCAAGGGCTACGTAAATTTAAATACTCTAATGGTATTAGATATCTTACTCAGGTAGGAAAAGTACCTGATGTACAAGAGGTAACTAATGGCTAAGAAAAAAACAAGAGATAAGAACGAGCACAATTACCGTTCTAATTCAGAATTTAATTGTGCTTGTTTCTTGAATAAGAATAAGGTTGAGTTTGAATATGAAACATTTAACATACCCTATTTATGGCAAGAAGATAAAAAATACATACCTGATTTTATTCTTCCTAACGGCATCATATTAGAAGTCAAAGGAAGGTTTATGTTAGAAGACAGAAAGAAGCACTTGTTTATTCGTGACCAGCATCCTGAATATGATATTAGATTTGTCTTTGATAACTTTAATAGGAAGCTATACAAGGGTGGTAAGATGACCTATGGTGATTGGTGTGACAAGCATGGCTTTCTTTACTGCAAAGGTGGAGAAGGGATACCAAAAGCATGGTTAAGAACAGATGCAAATAAAAGACATAATACTAGCAGAGGATGAACAAGTAGAACTTAGGACATCAGAAAAGACTTTGTTTCTTACTGTAATCCTACAAGCTCTTCTTGACGCAACCAAGCCCCGATATGATGGTGAGCCTACTAACTCTATTATCGAAAGAGAAAGAGCAATAGCATGGTTCTTTGCATCAGTCGGGGTAACTGCTGAAGACTTTCATTCTGTCTGTGACTATGCAGGAGTTAATCCTGTATACATGAGAGAGTTTGCTTTCAAGGTACTCAAATCAGGTGAAGTTGAGTATGTTAGAAAAAGAATTAATGCTGTTTTGGGACATGAATAGTATTGTACTTTTAACCTAGTTGTGATACAATTTTAAGTTCCAACCCAGTTCAGGAAAGGGATATCAATGAACAATTTTTTACCAACAGACTATCAAAATTTTATTGCCTTGTCACGTTATGCACGTTGGAAAGACGATGAGCAAAGACGTGAGACATGGCCTGAAACAGTTAGCAGATACTTTGATTATATGTCAGACCATCTTAGTAAGAACCATAGTTATAATCTAAAGGATGGTTTACGCAAACAGTTAGAAGAAGCAGTACTTACACAACAAATTATGCCATCAATGAGAGCACTTATGACATCGGGTCCTGCCTTGGATAGATGTCATGTAGGTGGATATAACTGTTCCTACATTCCAGTAGACAGTCCTCGTTCTTTTGACGAGTGTATGTATATTCTTATGTGTGGTACAGGTGTAGGCTTCTCAGTGGAACGTAATAATATTGACAAACTTCCAATTGTAAATGAAACATTCCATGAAACAGATACAGTTATCAAGGTAGGTGACAGCCGCCCCGGTTGGGCTAAGTCTCTACGTGAACTAATTGCCATGCTATATGCTGGACAGATTCCTAAGTGGGATGTATCAGAGGTACGTCCTGCAGGTGCAAGGCTAAAGACATTTGGTGGACGTGCATCAGGACCTGCTCCTCTCATTGACCTTTTCAACTTCTGTATTGATAAGTTCAAAGGTGCAGCAGGGCGTAGGCTCTATCCTATTGAGTGTCACGATTTGATGTGCAAGATTGGGGAAGTTGTGGTTGTAGGTGGTGTACGAAGGTCAGCACTTATTAGCCTGTCTAATCTGAATGATGATCAGATGCGTCATGCGAAAACAGGTGAATGGTGGGATGAGCCAGACAAGAACATTAAGCGTGAAGGACAACGTGCTCTAGCCAATAACTCTGTAGCCTACAAAGAGAAGCCTCAGATGGGTACATTCATGCGTGAGTGGTTGTCTCTGTACGAATCACATTCAGGAGAACGTGGTATCTTCAATCGTGAATCTGCAAAGAAACAAGCAGCAAGTAATGGCAGACGTGACCCTGACCATAACTTTGGTTGTAATCCATGCTCAGAAATTATTCTACGTCCTTATCAGTTCTGTAATTTATCAGAGGTGGTTGTACGTGCTTCAGATAATGTAGAAACACTAAAAGAAAAGGTGCGTTTGGCTACCATTCTTGGTACATTCCAAGCCACACTGACAGACTTTAAATACATTCGTAAAGTCTGGAAGGACAACACAGAAGAGGAAAGGTTACTTGGCGTATCTCTTACAGGGATTATGGATAACCAGTTGATGTCAGGTAGAGGACCTATGCATGGTATGAATATTAAAACTATTCTTACTGAGTTAAAAGACCAAGCAGTTGAAACAAACGAACACCTTTCAAAAAGTTTGGGTATTCCACAGGCTGCAGCTATTACTTGTGTTAAACCTTCTGGTACAGTATCTCAGTTGGTAGATAGTGCATCAGGTATCCATTCACGTCACAATCCTTACTACATTCGTACTGTACGTGGTGATAACAAAGACCCTATAACACAGTTTATGATTGCACAGGGTGTTCCTAGTGAGCCTGATATTGGTAAGCCTGATAGCACTACAGTCTTCAGCTTTCCCATGTCTTCACCATTAGGGGCAGTATGTCGCACAGAAATGACAGCCATTGAACAGCTTGAGTTGTGGTTATTATATCAAAGGCATTGGTGTGAACATAAACCTTCTGTTACTATCTCAGTCAAAGAACATGAATGGCTTGAGGTTGGTCAGTGGGTATACAAAAACTTTGACGAAGTCTCTGGTATTAGTTTCCTTCCTTTCAGTGAGCATACTTATCAACAAGCACCTTATCAGGATATTACTAGCGAAGAATATGATAAGGCAATGGAAAATATGCCAGCTAAGATTGATTGGTCTTTACTCTCAGAGTTTGAGAAAGAAGACACAACATCAGGTGGGCGTGAGTTAGCTTGTACAGCAGGTGTATGTGAAGTAGTGGATTTGACTGCAGCATGATGTGGGAATACTGGTGTAAAGCAATGGGCAGCAAGGCATATGACGATAATGCCAAAGCAAACAAAGTAGCAATACTTAGAACTGCTTGGGTTGTTCTTCATGTCCTTGCCTGTCTAGCAATTATATTTCATAACACACAAAAGATGGGATGGTGGTAATGAGTAACATAGTAAACATACCCCCTACTAAAGTATGGGTAAGAAAAGAATATCTAACAGACCATCAGTCTGGACATGGTGAATTTGTAGAGGGATACTGGGTAACGGCAAAGTCGTTGCCCGGTAGAACCTTTTACTTTGAAACATATCTTCCTAGCTATGCAGCTATGTATGATAAACTTCCTATCTCTGCCTTTGTTTCAGAGCCTAAGTTACCAGACCCTGACCTTCCTCTGGACGAGCTACAGTTCTGGAACTGCATGGACTATGGTGTAACCGCCATTGAGAAACAGTTCATAGGCTCTATGGGCTTTCAAGCTCGAACAAAGAGGCATGGAATGATAGGTGGTAAGTATCTTTTCACATTAGACAATCTGCATGAGAACATTCAGCAAGTAGATTGTAATGTTAGTGAAGTACCTCAAGAGCATAAGTCATTTAATTGTCTTGAGCTTGAGAATGGACAGTACTGTTTATATCCTAACAATAGAATGAGAATATATGATGTGTCCTTATCACCTAAAGAAGTGAAGACACCTGACTTCAAAGTATCTACAGAATATTATGAAGTAGAAAATCCTTTCTCAGATTGGGGAACATTGGGAGACAGTGAAGATTACTTTTGGAAAACTGAGAGTGAGAAATAATAAATGATTGATGACACAGGACAGTTTGCATTACTGTGGTGGCAATGGTGGCTGCTTGCAATGGTTACAATTAACACTGTTTTAAATACTGTTGTATTTTTTAGACATAGGTTTAGAAAAAAAGATTGACAACTATAAATTGTTTAAGTATAATTATAGTAGTTATAATTGAAAGGTGTGTATTATTATGTTTACAGAGAAAAGACCAGTAATTTATATTGGATATGATGCAAGGGAGCATGAGGCTTATGAAGTACTACGTAAATCAATTCTTCAGTACAATGAAAAGTTTGACATTATCCCTCTCGTACAACCTGCATTACGTAGAGCAGGTCTGTATAGGCGTACTATTCGTTTCGATAGTAATGCTGAATCACCTGTTCGTATAGATGAATGTGATGGCAGACCTTTCAGTTCTGACTTTACCTTTACACGTTTCTTAGTTCCTGCCCTTAATCAGTATGACGGTCTTGCATTGTTTATGGATGCAGATATGTTTGTACGTTGGGATATTGAAGAACTATTTAATACCTATGGTAAACGTGAAGAGTTTGCTGTTCAAGTAGTCAAACATAACTACAGACCTAACGAAGGTCTAAAGATGGATGGACAAGTACAACAGAATTATAATCGTAAGAACTGGTCTAGCTTTGTTCTTTGGAATTGTTCTCACCCATCTAATCTTAACCTAACTGTAGATGACGTAAACACAAAGACAGGTAGCTGGTTGCATGGCTTCTCTTGGTTGTCTGACAATGAAATAGGTTCTATTGAACCAGAGTGGAATTGGTTGGACGGATGGTCACCAGAAAATATCTTACCTAAGAACGTACACTTTACTACAGGTGGTCCTTGGTTTGATGATTGGAAAGGTAAACGCAAATCAGACACTGAATATGCTGGTGAATGGCAAGCATTTAAAAGCAAAGTGTTTATGGATAAACTAGTAGGAGAAGTAATCTAATGTATATATTTGTAACCTCATTTAGTGAAAGCGGATACCATGAATATGCTAAGAAAATGTTGGAAAGTGTTACAGAAAAATGGAATCCAAAACACTTTCAATTATATGCCTATTACCATGACTTTGACATTAAAGATGTCGATGCTCCTGTGGCTGATAATATTCATTATCGCAATCTTAACGACATAACAGAAATGGTTCAGTATCGTGAACGTATGAAGACATATGACGGTACGCATGGTGGAACACAGCCATATAATTGGAGGCTAGATGCAATTAAGTGGTGTCACAAAGTTTATGCTCTATCAGACCTTGCATTTGAAATGATGGAAGAAGAAGTACATGACGAAAGTAACTGGATGATTTGGTTAGATGCAGATACAGTAACAACTAAAAGGTTAGATGTAAAACAATTTCCTAAGTGGCTTCCAGATAAAGCAGACTTAGTACATCTTGGAAGAAAGGATGCAGACTATAGTGAAACAAGTTTTCTTGGGTTTAACCTATCTTCTCACAATACTTGCAGCATCATTGCTGATTTTAGAGGTGCTTACACTATTGGAGAAACCATTGCATATAGAGAGTGGCATGATGGATTCATTTTTGAACGACTCCTCAACATCTACAAAGCCCACGGAATGGTCACAAGAAATTTATCTGAACACGCCAAAGGACTAGCAGCCTTTGCTCAGTCACCTTTGTCTGAATACTTTGACCACTATAAAGGTAATCTAAAAAAGAAACTTAGTAGTACAGAAGTTGCACCAGATGTTACTGGTCCTAAAAGATACAAGCAACTTGCAGATATAGTACGCTTTTATAAACCTAGTACTATTGTAGAAACAGGTACATGGAATGGTGGACGTGCTATTGAAATGGCTCTGGCTGCTTTTGAAAACACAGACAAAGTGCATTATATTGGTTTTGATTTGTTTCAGGATGCGACAGAACAGTCAGATGAATATGAAATGAACAGCAAGGCGCACAACATGGTAGAAGCTGTTGAAAGACGGTTGGATGATTTCTCTTATAGAATGTCACGCACAGAAAAAAAGTTTACCTATGAGTTACACAAAGGAGATAGTAAGAAAACTGTTCCTGCTTGTGCCAAACTTAAAGAAGCAGACTTTGCTTACATAGATGGTGGACATTCTTATGAAACGGTAAAAGCAGATTGGGAAAACATAAAGGAACACGTTCCTGTTGTTGTCTTTGATGATTACTTTTCAGAAGATAAGAATGGTAACCTTCCTAAAGAGGAACATCTAGGTGTTAACAAGTTAATGAAAGAGGTAGAAGCTTATGGAAAAGTGGTATTGCCTAGTTCTGACGGGGTTCTTGGTGGTGGCATTACACATCTTTGTTTTGTAGCTAACAAGAAGGGACTTCCTAAACTACCAGACGAACTAACTCGTGTACCTATTTTGGTTACACCTAAAGATTCAAGACCTAAAGAAGAAATTATTAATAATGTAAAAGAAAATAGAAAGTTAATAAAAGATTTTGATTGGATTAAAACAAGTAAAGTAAATAATGAAACAGCAATTATTGTATCTGGTGGTAACATTAATTTTGATAAACTAAAAGAACGTATTGCTACAACAAACAATAAGGTATTCTGTGTCAAGCATAGCTATCCACGTTTGATTGAGAATGGTATTCAACCATTTGCTTGTGTGATACTTGACCCTAGACCTATTGATGGTGTTAGTACACATGGTGTAAAACGTAAAGATTTATTTAAGAAGGTAGACCAAGAAACTATTTTCCTTGTTGCTTCTATGACTGACCCTTCTGTTACTAAGCATCTTATAAAAAAGAAAGCTAATGTAAAAGGATGGCAAGCATACTCAGATGCTTTACGTGATATGGAAGTAAAAGATAAGATTGTAGTAGACAAGGCTACAGGTATTGACGAGGGTTCTACTCTCATTACAGGTGGGACTTGTGCAGCCATGAGAACACTTGCCATTGGACATACTCTTGGCTTCCGTAACTTTGAACTGTTTGGTTTTGATTGTTCTATAGATGAAGTAACAGAAGAAATGAAAAAAGAAACTACAGATACAGAACAGAGTAAACCTAAATACATGAAGGTAGAACTAAACAACAATCACTTCTGGACTACTGGTGAGCTACTTGCTATGGCACAAGACTGTGAAAAACTTTTTGACCAAATGGAAATTGACATGGGTGTAGTCTTTCATGGTGAAGGAACATTGTGCTCAGAAGTTTGGAAATCTTCTAAGAGGGGTCAAGAAAAACATTACTCTGAGTTACTAAATGTCGCAGCTTAATGATAAACAAGAGCAGTTTTGCCAGAACTATGTCCTCAGTCGAAATGCTACAAAGGCGGCAAAGGCTGCAGGATATAGTGAATCATCTGCTTATAATCAAGGGCATAGACTTTTACAAGAAGAACGTATCCAAGAAAGATTAAAAGAACTTACAAATGAAATGGTGACCAATGTAGATGTGGTCAGTGAGATTGAGAAGCAATATGAAGTAGCTCGTAATGGTGGGCATGGAACAACAGCTTTAAAAGCCTTAGAACTATTGTCTCGTGTTCGTGGTAATAATACAGATGTAGATGATCAGACAACAGAAAGTTTGGAAGAAGACATCAAAGGTATTATGCAAGCACTAGGCTTTGACCAATGCTTTCTTCTTTTTGCAGAGGCTTTTCCAGATGAGTTTAATGATGGAGAAGAAGAACAAGAAGAAGAGTTACTTCTTACCGAAGAACTTAGTAGCACTACGGACACCGAAGCTGGCAGCGACAATGATGCCGAGTGAGTATTGATACCACTCAGGCATTGCTTCTAGTTGAGCAAATCCATTAGCTACTAAGTCTTCCATACCCGGAATGAAAGCAAGAATCAATGGGATTGAAAACAGAATAGTAAGCCATTCGTCTTTCCATGACGTGTGGCTTCCCTTTGCCATTTCCAAATCCCAGTCGATTTCTCCAGTGGCTTTTTTTTCCATGATGGTAGCTTCAGCTTTTGCTTTGGCTACCTTTGCTTCTGCATTTGCTTTTGTCTTTTCTACCGAACCTTGCAGCCAAGTACCTGCTAATTCTGCAATTGGTCCTACGAGAAGGTTTAACATAATAGTCTCCTGATATTTCTAAAACTTTACCTAACATTACTGAGGTGGTATTATATTCTTAATATAAAGTATGTCCAAACCTGCACTAATAGCAATATTTGCACCTGCACTATCACCTATTGCTCTAAATTCTAAATCTGTTTTTTCTTCAAACTTTAAAGGAAAAGCATACACTTGAGTATGCCCACCTTCCGACTTTACAAATTTATCCTTTACTTGAAAAACCTCTTCAAAGGGACGTGCCACAAAATGAATTTCTGCATACTTATTATTTTGTGTGGTAGCTACAGTTATATCTGTTTGGTATACATATGCAGTATATCCTGCAGGTACAGTCCATAAAGCCATTAGTGTTTGACCATCTCCTGCTCCGACAGTTGCATATTTATTTACCGGAACACCAGCAGTTACTGCTCCTGTACCTGCATAAATAACACCTGCATTAGTACCGCCACTTCCTGCACTACGTACAACCATACGATTAATACGTAAGTATTCTTTTGTTGTATCAACAGCAGTTTGTCCATCAAGAATTATTACTTCATTAATCTGATTATAATCAGCATCTAAACCGTAAATCTGTACCGTCTCTGCACCAGTACTTCCTTCGTCATCAGCAGCACTAGAGCTAGAAACTTTTAGTATTGAAGCAGCAGACAAGTAAGAGTATAGTCCACCTTCTGCCCATACAGTTTCAAGACTGTCATCTATATCAGGATTAAATCCAAATTTAAAAATATTTTTATGAAAAGCAATTTGACCTCTTGCAACCTGAAGTTTAAAAGGCTCATGTTTACCTGTTCTTGATATTGAGCTTGGAGTACCCATTAGTATAATCTATTATGTCCTGATTGTTTCTTACCTTTTTTACTACCTATGCTACCACCAGATTTAAAACTAAAACCAAACAAAGTAGACTTAGGTTTTTTAGTAACATACTGTCTTTTAGGTTTTACAAAAGGTTTTGATACTTTTTTATACACCTTCAAAGGTCTTTTAAGAACTTTTTTAGGCTTTGGGCTAGGGTCAACAATTACCCTTCCTTTAGAATCTTTTTTTACTTTAGGTTTTATTTCCATACCTAAAGGCTTTAGTATTCTATTAAGTTGTGTTAAATTACTTTCTCTTTGTACTAAAGGCTTAGTCATTAAAATTCTCCTGCTTTCATAGCTTCGCTTAGTTTTTTAGCACGTTGTCCTACCTGTCTCGCCCATCTGGAATCTAACATTTCCCTTGATGAGGCTTCCCAGTTTTTTTCATGTATAGCATTCCACATTTTTTTAAATTTACATAACCTTGGAACACCCATATTAAAAGCCATGTCCATTAGTATTAATTGTCTTACACCATCTAGGTCTTCTACACATTTATGTACTGCACATAGTTCACGTTCTACAATTTTAATATCATTCATTGCTAGGTAACGTGCATCTGCTTCTGTAATACCATGTTCATAAACAGCATCTATACTAGGATAGTCCATGTAGTCAAGCTCTTCTTTACTTATTCCACGGTCTTTTAAATTTCTTCCTATTCCTACTGTGTCTATGCCAAGGGTATCCTTGTAGACAGTAAGAACCATTCCCTCATGTTCAATAAGCTTATCTAAAAAATGTGATTCACTATACTTCATTTTTTACTAAACCCAAAATAAGATGCGACTAGTGCCGATAGGCTTCCATACATCATCATCAGTATTGCTTCGGCACTTGCAAACCTTTCCGGGCTTACAAGTACAGCTATCGTTGCTACAAGCATCATTGCAAGAGCAGACCAAGCCATGTACCGTCTGTTTTTTTGATAAGTTTTCTTGTCTGTTATTAATGACTGACTCTCCATTATTTTCTCTTGAATATATCTAATCCTGATACTTTTCTTTGACCACCATCTGGCATAGAATATGTAGCTGTTAAAGGATTAAATGAACCACCTATTGGACTAGACGTACCACCAATAAGATTTTGTAAATATAATCTACGTTGTACAGGGTCAGACAAGTCAATGGTCTGTGTACCTACACCTTTCTGATAATAAGCATTGGGTGTAACCGCAGGGGGAGCTTTGGGTATTGGCGCACCAGATGTGCTAGGTTTTGGACTACTATTATCTTTACTATCAGAAGTATCAAAAGTTGGTTTTTCACCTACCTTACTACCATCAGGCATTTCCACATGAGAAATATTACCTGCACTATCATATTTAACAATACCCCCAGCTTGTACACCTGTTTGCATTTGACCAATTCTACCTGCAGCAAGCCCTGATTTAGTTCTTGTAATACTAGGAACATCTCCAATAGTTCTAGCTAACATAGCTAAAGGAGAAAACTTTTCTGCTTTTTGAATTGCTTTTGTAACAGGACCTTGAAAGTATTCAGCAGCTTTTTCACCAAGAACATTTAAATCTTGTCTTCCTTGTTCACTTAAAAAATCACCACCCTTACCTGTATTTGGGTCATAGCTACGAATAGTTATAGCAGAAGTTTGCTCTTCATCATCTCTACTTGGGTCATATCCACCAAACTTTGCACGAGAAGGTCTACCTGTATCTACACTTCTACCTCTAGTAGCAACATCTTGATTAAACATTTCTGCAAGTTCTGCATCTGCATCATCATCGTCATATGCCCCACCATCATCTGAGCTAGAACTAGAAGAAGAACTACTGCTGCTTCCTCCACCACCACCTGAACTACCAGATGAAGAAGCTTGACTAGTATTACTAGCACCTGCGTCTTTAGCTTCTTGTTCACCACCACCTTGTAATGACATCAAACCACCCGGACCACTATTAGGTTTACCTTTAAGAGAACCATACAAGTTAGCTTCAAGAAGTATCTTTTGTTCAGCAGGTGTAATATAAGCAAGCTCTGCAACTACATGGTCAGGAGAAGACAACCACTGTTTAGGCACAGTAACTGTTTCTGTATCACCTAAATAGTTAACAATACCACTTACTTTTTTAGGTTTAACCTTTTTATTAAGACGAATATCTTCACCTGAATTAGAGTTAGAACCATAAACAGGAATACCTGCTAAACCTTTTGTGCTTGTCTTTTTCTTTTTCTTGTTTGCCATTATTCTGCTACCTTTCTTAGTGGCTGTCCTGTTAGAGCACCCTCTAATCTTTTAAGTCCTTGAATTAACTCTGGTGGAAACTTTCTTTCTACCAACATATTTTTAATTTGACCTGAGTTTATACTATCAGGTATAAATACTCCTTGACCTTTATCACCTTGAGCTAGTCCATATATTAAGTTAGGGTTAATTTTATATTTACCTTTACCTGTAGAAGCTTTAACTATACCATCAATACCATACTTTGTTTTATATATTTTACCATCTTTTCCCTTTTCATAAAACTCTACATTTCTAAAAACATTAACTTTATCTGACATACGAGCCATAGCTTCTTTTTTAGCCATTTGTGTTTCTACATATTTTTCAAGTATATCATCAACATCTTGTTGTGTAAGTTGTTTATCAGCAACAGTTTTTAAATAAGCAGAAAATTCTTTTGAGGCATTATTTATTTCTTGAGAGTCTTGATAAAGACTATAGCTAACAGACTTATCTAAGTTCATAGTATTATTTCTTATACCTGTTGAAAAGAAAGTTGCTGCATCTTCTTTACGCATAGGAAACCCTGCAGCAGTTTGACCACGACCTTCTCCACGTAACATTTCAGACTGTTTAGCATTAAGATATTTTTGACCTGCTTTAATACTTCCCGGAATACCTACAGACAAAAGACCCTTTACTCTTTCTTCAGTACTAAGCTCATTACCTTCTGCATCTACACCACGATAAGCATTAATAACTGCTTCAGTTAAAAACTTTTCTGATACAAAAGGTGAGTACAATTCAGCTATTGCATCAGGCAAAGCATCATCTAATTCTCTTTGTGTAATGTCTTCTCCTGCAAGTATACGAGCAATAATTGCACGAGTAGGTCCTTTAATATATTGCATAGAATCTAATGTACCAGAATCAATAAACCTTGTCATAATTTCACCTGTAACAGGGTCTTTGTAAAAAGGTTGAGTAAATACTTTTTCTGTATTTTTTTGATAGTCAGGCACAGTTAAATTAACGGCACGGATTTCATTTTCAGATATGCCATTTTGACTGTTGTTGTTTCTAATTGCATACTCAATACCTGCAGTTGTTGCTCCTAAACCTGCAAGCCTACGCATACCAATTTTTATTAACTCAGGATTATTTGTTCGTTTACCTTCTGCAATATCTCTTGCTCCCTGCATAAGAATATTCTTAGTTGTTCGTACCATTTCTGCAGGAAATGTTGCATATGTACCAAAGGGTAAACGAGCTAATGCACGTACTACAGGAGCAGCAGTAGTATAAGAAGGCATAGTATTACGAACTGTTTCAGTTGCTTTATTAAATATCTCTTCGTCTGCTAAATTTGGAAATGCTTTTTTATATGCATTATATTCTGCTTGAAAAGCAACAATCTTTCCGTAGTCATCTACTCCGCCATACACTGCAGACATTCCTCTGAAGGGAGCTTTAATTGCTTTAGTAATAGCACCTTCTACACCTTCTGCACCATCACCAAATCTATCAATATTCTTTTTAATATTTTCTGCAACAACACTAGAATCAATAATACCTCTATTTTTTAATGCTTGTAAAAATTTAAGAGTTTCTTCATCTCCTTTTGCAGCTTTTTCATACATAGCTTTAGCAGAATTAATAGCTTCTTTAACAACTCTTGGGCGATATAATACACCATTCATAGCTAACTGTTGTACCATACCATATGTATTAACTAAGTGAGCAGTATGGTCAAACACTGTTTCCATAGCCTGACCAACAGCAGCAGGTTTAGCAAAGATATTTAACCATCCCTTACCTACTGGGTTGTCTACACCAAAAGTATCAATACCTTTTTCAAGCATATCACTAAATTGTTTTGTTGTGACAAACTTGTTTAGCCCTACGGCTTCTCCACCTGCACCAAAAGCACCCAATTCTTTTTGAGCAAGAGATTCTAAAGACTCTCTTACATCTAAACCAGAAGGAGTTATTTCTGCTTTACGTAAAAATGTTGCAGTTTCTTCAGGTAAAAAAGGTAATAGACCTTTTATTTTAACATCTTTGCCTACATTCTGTTCAGCAAAGTTTTTAATATCTTTAATATAATTTGCTTTAGCAATTAGTTTGTTTTGGTTAGTCATGGTTTCTGTAAAGTTTCTTACAGGGTCTTTAACCTCACCAAGTAATTCTAGTATAGGTCTATCAAGGTCTTTTCTACCACGAAGAATTTTAGCTGCAGGACCGCCAGTACCATTAGAAATTAACTCAGACAATACATTAAAAGACGTGTCCTTTTTACCTCGGTCTACCAAGTTCATAATTAATCCATTAATTTGTTCAGAAGACAAACTAGGATTGTTTTTTGCTAAATGTATTTGTGCATTACGAACAGCAGACAACACATCAGCATTGTGCGGTGTATCTGATAGTTCATTTTTAATTGCTTTAGCTATATTTTTAGACCATTTAGGATTTGTAGAAAATTCAAATGTTCTGGTAAGATATGCACCACCTGTGTCAGGGTCTATTACTGCACGAAGTTTATTATCATCTGGTAAATTTAATGCATCTAAAATTCTTCTTGAATTATTATCAATCTTAGTACGCATACGCATTACTTGCTTTATTATATTTTCAGGTATCTGTGCCATTTCCTGTGCAGATAATGTTTCTCCTGTAAGAAGACGATTAACAAGCTGCTTATCTACATCAGAATTTTTTAATGCTTTTTCTAAAGCTCTAGCTTCTTTTTGTATAAGAGCAGAAGAAGCTTGAACAAACTGATTTTTTCTTATTACAGAATCAAATATAGGTTTAGGCAAACCTGCAGTAGAAGTTAAGGCTCTACCTAACTTAGTATTAATCTTAGCTACTGCTTGACTAATTTGACCACGTTGATTAAATATACCGGGAGATGTCTCTTCTACAGTTGCTCTTGTGGCAGTAGCTGTAGGTGTACGTGTAATAGGAGTAGTAATGCCTTCATTACGTACAGCATTAAACTTACCTAATAATCTTCTACTTCCACCTTTTAATAACTTAAAAGCAATTGCAGCAGGTATAGCAATAATACCACCAGCAATTGCAGAGTCTACTATTTGTTTTAGTCTACGTTCTGCTACACCGTCATCAGGGTCAATAGCTAATTGCTGTAAAACTTCTTCGCTTTCTGGAACAAGTGCAGCAAACTCTGTTACAAATGTTTCGTCTTCTCCACGAGACAATACATCTGCACCTATACCAATACCTGTACCTTTTGCTAACCTACCTGCTCTTGTTTTAGGTTTAATAAACTTTGTAGCCTTTGTTAGACCAGCAGCAGGAACAGCATAAGAACCTATCTCAGCAGCTACATCTTCACCTAAATTTACACGAGGGTCAAATGTTTCTTTAGCTGCATAAGTTATTTCTGTAGGTAGTGTTTCGTCAAGAAAGTTTGCTGCATCTTGGAAAGCTCCTTCTACAGTTTTTCTTGTTTCCTTACCACCAATAAATTCTATTACATCACCACCTACTTGACCTACATCTTCTGCTGCTTTACCAACCGCAGAGCCTACAATTTTACCAAGGTCAAATGTGGTATCTTCTGTAAGAGTACCTTCTTTCTTTCTACGTTCATACTCTTTGTCTACAGACATAAACTGATTAAAGTTAATACCCTGTGCTTCCAAAAGCTCTTTCAATTGAGCTTTGGTTTTAATATTACCAGCAGTTATTTCTGATTCTACACTTTGTTTTAAGTTATAAAACTCTTGTGTATTAGGAGCAATAGCCATTTATTATTCTAATCCTTGAATTAACTCGTCAGCTTTTTTACCTGTTTCAGTTTCTGTTACATCATTGCTTTCAGATGCACCAGCACCACCACCTATATCAGAAACTTTAGGTCCAATTGTAATTGTTCTTTGAGCACCTTTAAAGCCGCCTGTTTCAAATGCAGACAAAGCATCTTCTAAAAGTTGTGCAGCTTCTTGTGCTTGAGCAGCACTACCTTCATAAGATTGTGTTTGTTCATTCCATGTTACACCTGCTCTTGCAGCAGACTGACGTGCTAAAGCATTATATGTTGTAGCATCTATCGTGTTTGCACCCGTAGCTTCAATAATATCTCCAAGAGAAGATGCTTGAAGTTGTTGTAACTTAATAGCTGCTTCTGCTTGAGTTAGTTTTCCAGAAGCTAAATCTGCTTCAATCTGATCTAATGCACCTTGTACTGCTTGCTTTTGCTCACCTGCATACATTGCAGCTTCAGCAATCTGACCAGCCATTCCTTTTTCAGGGTCTGCTGAAGCATACCCCAATAGTAAATCAGATATATATTTAGCAGGTCCTGCTTGTTTTTCTAACCTAGCTTTTTTTTCTTCTGCTAAACGCTGCTGTTCTTGTGAAGTTTCTTCTAATTGTTTTTGATAATCAGACAAACCTGTTTGCATTTTTAATAAAGATTCTAATAAAGCAGCTTTAGGACTTGCTACCTGTTGAGTTGTATCTTCTTCAGAACCTACAGTTGCACCTTCAGATAGTCTATTTACCATTCCTGATAAACCGCCTTGTGAACGGAAAGCCACATGACCACCTTCTTTAAATACACCAAAGCCACTTGGACCTAAAATGCTACCTGCTGCACCCAAAACACCTGCAAGGTTTTGTGCAGAAGAAGGTTTAGCTACAGGTTGATATCTTGAAAAGCCTTGTAGAGGCATTTGATATACAGTAGATTGATATTGACCAAGAGCTTCATATGGGAAGTTTAACTGTCTTTCATATTCTTGTCTTGCAATATCAAGTCCTGCTTGTGACATACCACGCTGTGCTTCACCTACACCTGCAAGAGCAGATAGTTCAGTCATAGCTTGTTGCGGTACTGCCTGACCTAATTGCATTAATCCGCTTGCTGCCCCTCTTTCTCTACCTATCTGTTCACCAAAAGCTTTTTGAGCTTGTTCAAATGCACGTTGTGAACCACGAGTTTGAATATCACCTAACTGTTGTGATTGATTACGTAATGTTTCAGCTTCAAGGATTGCTTGGCGTGAACCACCATAACCACCTGCACCTGCAGCTTGAGCACCAATTTGTTGCATTTGTTGTGGGAAGTAACGAGAAGCTTCACGTTTTTCAACGTCTACTACTGCTTGCTGATAAGGAGACATATAAGTAGCAGCTTCAGTAGGAGTAAATTGTCGTGCTGCACCCATTGTTAAAGCAGTAGCAGGATTAAAGTATTGCTGACCTGTACCTACAAGTCCTGCAATGCCACGCATGGCTGCTTGTTCTTCGGGAGCAAACCCTGCAATCTGAGGACCTTGATAAGTCTGATACCCTGCAGCTTTCTGCTGCTGGTATATTTTACCTGCTTCTCCTAGAATTTCTTTTAGGCCAGATTTATAATCCTCTGGTGGTGTGTATTGTGCAACCATTAGGCTAACTCCCTTAACATTTTGTCTCCGTCAATTTCTTTAATTTGTTTGCGTGTTCCTGTTGACTCTTCACGAACATCACCTAAAAACTTATCTAACTTTTCTGCACCTGAATCAGATGAACCATTACCAAGATTAGATACTACATCAGCAGGTATTACATATTCATCTCTGCTAAGAAGTGCTTTATCAATAACTGGGTCACCCTTAACTTTAAATAAAATATCATCAGACATGCCGTCCATAGAACCACCACCACGTTTTACGTCTAACATTCCTTCAAATGGACGTTTACCCCCTGCAAGTGCTGCAATTCCACTAGGTTGTTGAAAATTTCCTTCGTTTAAAGGTTGCTGAGTAGGCATCTGCATAGGCTCATTAGGAATCATACCCGGCATAGGCACTTGTGGCTGTACGGGCATTGTAGGCTCAGGAATAGGTGGTTCGTTATATTCGGATATTTTATTACGTCCAAAGTTTATTAATTCCTGCATTGCCTCTTTACCAGATATATCTTGATTAATAAGTCCTGCTAAACCACTCATTGCTTCTTCTAAATTAAAAGCTTCAGGCAATCCTGTCATAGGGTTAGATGTAAGTTTACCCATTGACCGCAACATATTTATTTCTGGCTTAGACATATGTATTAGTTCTGTATCACCCATACGTCCTTTCATGGCAAGTAAGTTTGCTATGCCACTTTGAGGTGCTTGTCTATTTGTAAAATATGCCATTATGTGTTTACCTTATTTGGTGTCATATAGTTTGATTGTGCTTTTGTCATATCTGCTTGGAAGTTACTGCTTTTATTATACAACGAACCAAGGTTATATGCCATACCTTGTACAGTTTTTGTACCAAAATAGTCAGTTGTTATAGTAGTTCCACTATTAACATTACTAATATATGTACTATTATTAATTAAATTAAAATATTCTTGTTTATTCATCAGTTTAAATTTACCCACCCTGTGCTACTTACATATCCTTTAAATTTTTCTTCACCTAAAGAAAAAGCAATATCTCCCGGAGAAGGTCTACCTATTTCAGTAACAGTAACTACACTGTATATTTTATTTGTAGGTCTACTATTTATTTCTTCATCTCTAACATCAAGTTCAAAAGTTAATGTATCTGTGTATTGTTGTAACTCAGTATAAATTTGCACAGCATCCATAGTTTTTGCCGTAGAATAATTAGGAAGTTTAGGATAATTAGGCATTACCGTTCACCATCTGGTTGTACATTAGCTCTTACCTTACCCCAACGCCACGAACTATCTGAACTGGCAGACACAATAATCTCTGCTTGTCTTCCTCTACCCCTTAAATCAATTTTCTTTGTAGAACTATTAATCGTAAAAGGACCTTTTGTAGTTACTGTTCCATTAGGATATTCTTGGAAGTTAATAGAAAATTGAATATTACCATTATTAGTAAATTTATAATCAGGTATAATTCGGTCTACAAATAATATTTTATCTCCATCTTCAATATCAAAAGATGCAGATTCAATAAAAGAAGAAAGTATTTTACCGTCACCTGTATATACATTATCAGGTTCATTGTTCCAAACATAATTATCTGCTGTAGCAGAAACTTTACCAGTTGCTATGGTATTATCAAAAATACTACGGTCAGCAAATGTACTATAGAAAGATGTACCAAACACCCATGTATTTTCTGCAACATTATATATTACATATGAATCTGGTTCTTGAGAAGTTGCAGAAGGATATAACCAAATAATTTCTCTAAACTCAGAGTTCACTCCTGCAAATACTTTATCTTTATTTACCATATTAAAACTATCAAAAAGATACCTACGTACAGTACAATCTAGTTCTCTTACTCTACCATCAAAAGCATAGAAGTTATTATCACCCATCCAGAAAGACACACCATCTACATCTATAGCTGCATGAGGGCCAATTAAACCACAGTTAGTACCTACATTTTGAAAATTAAAGATAAAAGGTGGACCTGAAAAAGACTGAACAAACATTGCATTGTCTGTCCAAATATGAATACCATTACGAGAACGAACTGCTCCCATAATTTTAGTACCACCAGTAAGTACAACTTCACCTGATGTGCTAGAAATAGAAGGTGTCCAGTTATTATAATTTTCTTGGTCTGACCAACGAACAAGCATAGGATTGTATTCACCAGTTCCAAATTCATTGCAACCAAAAGAAATAAGATGTCTATCATTAGGCGAAACTTTAATATAATTATTAACAGAAGGAGAAGCAGACACAACTACTGCACGTTCTGGTGTTACAGAAGCATCTACATCAAGATGATATATTCTACCACCACGTCTACAAGCTACTAAGTCTTCACCCCAATTATCTAAAGTCCATTGAGAATTGAGAAAAGTAATAGCACCTGCAGAAGCAGGTCTATTCCATGCTCTACCCCCAGTGGTAGATGTTCCAGCATTATATACACCTGCTCCATAACCAGTTCCCTGTACAGGAACAGTTCCTTCTACATTAAGAATAAATTCTAAATCTGCAGTTCCACCGTCTGTATAGGTAGCTGCTGCAGAAGTTGTAGCAGAAATAGTAAAAGCATTAAGTCCTGCTACTGCTACTACAGAATACTCACCAGATAAAATAATACCACTGTTACCAATAGAAGTAGCAGAGGTAATAAATATTCTATCATTAACAGATACACCATGATTAGTAATACTAATACTAACAAGTGGTGAATTTATTTGTGTACTCATTACACTTGTTAAAGCCATTGCAGAAACAAAAGGAGTTACATCAAATAATTCTGAAGATTGTACAGCATAAAGAAATTTTTCTGTACCAAAAGACATAAGTTTTTTAGTGTCATTATCTGACCAAGTTAGCAAATCACGAGCAATACCAGTATAACTATCTGATATTGCCTTTGTGTAACCTCTTAAATTTTCTGGCTTACCTTCTCTAAAACGTACTCTATTTCCATCAAACCACTTACCTCTTTCAGAGTATTGAGTAGATTCTCTATGGAAACCGGGTTCAAAATTAAGAGTAGTAAGTCTTCCTGCTGTAGAAGCCATAACCTACCTTTTCATGTCTTGAATTGCTACCATGTCAATAAATGCAGATGTAACACTGGCAGATACTTCTACACTACGTACAGAGTATGCAAGTAAGTCTACTGCACTAATAGATGTTGTAATTGTTGGAACTGTACCATTATTAAATTTAAAATCATTAGCAAATGAAAGTGTTTTGCTACCAGCAGTTCCATCTTGAATTACATAAATAATACCTTGTTGCCCTACGTTAATATTGTCTGGTTGTCTTAATGTACTATCTGCACTTACTTGGAATACAAAGTTATTACCTGCTTGCATATTAATTGCAAAAATACTTGTATCCGAAACCGCAATAGTTACAAGAGGTGAAAAGGCATAACCTGCACTTACTTTAATTTGACTATTAAATTCGTTATCTGCACCAATAGTATTTAAATAACCAATACTTGTATTTACATAACGAATATCAGTAGTTGATAAAGCTATTAATTTAGGGTCAACCGTAGTTGTATTTGCAATAAAGGTTAAATTACCTGTTGCAGTTACAGAAGTAATAGGGTCAACAGTAGTTGTTTGTATTTCACCTATACTTGTAAGTACATCTCTATCTACTGAATCTCCAAAACCTAAACCCTTTGCATCAAGACCACGTACATTAACACCATCAGACATAATAACAAAAGTAGATGTACCTGATATTGAAGTAGGTACAGTAAATCCTGTGGCGGTTGCTCCTGAATTAATAATACGTAAAGTGCCTGTTGCAGAAGAGTTAACTACTTCATTTTGAATAATATAAAATTTAGATTGAGCAGGAATAACAATGTTTGCAGCAGAAGCACTAACAACATATCCTTGAAGTTCCAATACTGCAGAACGAGCTTCATCTGCATTACCATTATTTGTTGTAAGAGGATTGTCATTAACAAGCTGAACACCTGCTGTACCAATAGTGGTATATGCGCCAATTGCGTCATCAAGCAAGTCAATGACGTTTTGGTTAAGGATATCACCCCAAGAGTTAGGGTTTTCACCGTCTGCTTGTTTTTCTAAACGTATTCTACTGGTATATGAAGATGCCATCTTATTTCCTTATAAATTTATATTATGTTAATTATATAATAAAATTACCTATTAGACAAGATTTTGTCTAACTTATCCTCTACTCTATGTAAGGCTTCCATAACCCTGTCCATATCGTATTTTAATTCATTACGAGTTGCATAGTCTTCTCTTGTTCTGTTTAGTAATATTTCTAATCTTTTAGTTTCTGTTGAAATATTATTAGCCCACCATGCACCACCTGCAACAATAATGCCTAAAAGAATATCTATAAGGTTTGCCATTTCCATTTTATATCTCTTCAGGCCAATCATTAATAGGTGCAACTATTTGATTACCTTCTGCATCTTCTGTATATTGATGCAATGCTAAAAAGGCATTATGGTCTGTAACAGAATCTATAGCTGCTTCAATATCATTAGATGCAGTACGTACAGCAGCACGATATGTTAGGATATTAGAAGGTACACTATAGCTAGAAACCTCTGCCGCCTTCACTACCATCCAATCAGTCGGGGCTAGTAAGTTGCCAGCACGTTCTTTAGTTATTGCTTTCCACTGGCTTTTAAGCCCCAGAGTTACTAGCTGGTTACCATTAATGCCTAGGATAGGATTACCATCCTCGTCCACTTCATTAACATCGTTAATGTTTTTAGGCGTGTTAGCATCCCACCAAAACCTATTATCGTAAGGTGCTGGGTCTGCTTCCCATACTAATCCTTTAGATGCTTTTTCTTCATCTGACCAAATACCCCAGTTAGTAGGATGTTGAATACCATTATTATCAACCCATGCTCTACCAAGTTTAATAGTTTTATGTCCGTATTTCCATGTCATGTTTTATTATCTCCTATCGGGCGTTGGCTGATTTGAATGGTGACTCTGCAAAGGCGAGGAATATAAAGGTTTGCCCAGAGCCATTTGCAACAGCGGATGAGGTCCTTAACTTAAAGCCGTTAGATGTAAAGTCTAAAATGTTGGACGTTCCCTCTGCACTACTAAGGTTTGCATATAGTTGGTCATTGTCCACATTGTAGCCCTCACGTTTATTGTCAAACATCCACCAGTGTTGAACCGCACCAGTAGCCGCTTTCAGCATAACCCATGCTGGCCTAAACCCACAGTGTACAAACGTGCCGTCTGACGAGCCATTGCCCGTGTATGAGCCTACCTTGCTGTAGCCCTCAACCTCTGAGAAAAGATACGCTACATAATCAGACCCAGACCCGTTTACAGTTGAGTTAGCCCCTACGTCAAAAGTAGTCGTGCTGGACTGAGTTGTTGTATTTGTACTGTCCCAAGCTGGAACAACAGAAGGACCACTCAAGGCATTAGTCAAATCAAGAAACATATATTTGCCGTTGCCGCTTGTAACAGACCTGTGCCAGACAAGCCAGTTTCCAGTTGTAGACCTTTTCTTTACGATAATCATGTCAGGAGCAGCACCAAGCCCATGCCCTATTGTTTGGTCAGTAGTTCCATTGCCAGTGTAAGTCACCACACTAAACCCTGCATCCTGCTTTGCGCTGACTTGGCTATTGATATCCCCGTCTGTATTACTAACCGCAGTACCGCCAGCCAGCCAGTTCCATGCAACATAGTTAAACCCGCCATTAACTGTAGCTGAGTTTCCTAATGTAAATCCATCACTATCAAAGCTAGTAACCCTGTCAGTGTTAGTTGTCTCTGCGGATGTTCCAGTGCTGTCTAAGTATTTTGTAACACCCCGAACAGAATCAACAAGCCTGTGACCAGAAGCACCGTTGCGAAGTTTAATCCATGTCCAATCGCTTTGAAAATTTACACCAGTTATTGCGTGGCCTGTTGTATTGTTGCCAGCATACAGCACAGTATTGAAATATTCGTCTGGCAAAGTAATGGTAGCGGCTGGCAGATTGCTAGTTGACAACGCAAGGAAACCTGAAGGTGGTGCATAGTAGAAGTCACCTACACCATTATCGTCTGTATTGCCTTGCGGTGCTTCATTGCCAGCAAAGGAACTGTCCTGACCGAAGTTGGCTATAGAACCACTTGTCCACAAACTTTCTGCAGGAGCGTATGTCCCAGAAATTCCTGTAAACGCTACACCCTGACTTACATTGTTTTTATAAAACTCTATAGTTCCAGCATCTAAATCCAATGCTACCCCTATAATATCTCCAGCCGCCCACTGGTCACCATAACTGGTAGCTACATTATTATTGTATTTAAACCCAGCAGACCCACTTGATGCCCAATTATAATAACTGTAACTATCTGCTGTACTACCTACAAAGTTTGTATAAGTCCCGAAACTATCAGCAACAATGCCTACCATGTGATAGTCATTATCTGTATTTCTAGTTTCCCAATACCACTTTCCACTTGAAACATAGAAAGTTGCTGATGTAGTACGCCAAGCGGCTGAACTATAAACCGCTTTTAAGTTCCCCTCACTTAGCACTAATGCTGTATTTAAAACGCTGTTATATGTAGCAAAGTTACCGCCACTCACAGGGGCATCCAGCACTACATCAGTATTGGTCAAGGCATAGGGTGTCCAATCGTTGTTGTTGCCAGAAGTATCACCAAAAAAAGTGGCGTTACGAGTTTCGGCAAAGGCCATGTAAATCCATGTTGATCCGCTATTGTTATAGCTACCATCTGCAAAAGAAAACCCTGTACTGCTAAACCTCAACCCATCAACAGTGCTTTCAACGGCACTAGAGTTAGGACGCAACCGACTATCTTTAGCGGTGTCAACGTCACGGGTATTATCAAGTATAGCCCAATCAGAAGTATCGTCAATACGTTTCACCATTACAAATGCTGGCTCGAAACCTGTCGTTACAGCATTGCCAGCAGAGCCTGTACCGCTATAAGTGCCGAATGACGAGTAGCCTGAGACTGAGTGGAAACAGTACATAATCATGTCATCGTTAGAGCCGTTGGTATAACCAGACGTTCCTAGTGTGAGCAAGCTGGATGTCGGGGCGGTATCATTCCAAGGTGTATTTGAATCAGATACTGCGCTAGTCAGGTTAAGAAATATTCGCTTTTGCTCTGGATTAGATGCGTCTAAATCTTTGTGATAAACAAGCCAGTTATTAGCATCATCCCTATTTTTTGAGATTATCATTTCTGGTGTGCTGGTGAGGCCATGCCCTACTGTAGCCCCAGCAGTCGCATTTCCAACAAAGGATGTTATGCTGAAGCCCTTTGCGGTATTCGCTTTAACACGGCTGGTAATAGTGCCATCAGTGTTTACTGGTGATATCAAGTCCTGACCGCCAGCAAAGGCCATATAGATATATGTACCGCCAGAGGCGTTAAAACCATTATCTGATGTTTTAAGCTGAAAATCTGAAGCATTAAAGTCAATATCATTTCCTGTTAGTTCTTGACCAGAATCATTTGGAAATAAACCTTTATCCGCAGGGTTAAAAGGACTACGGGTAGTGTCATAAATAATCCAATTATCTGCAGTATCAGTACGTTTAATCATGACGAAAGCAGGTCTAAATCCTGTTGATACTACAGGGCCAGTTGTAGAACCATTACCTGTATAAGACCCGAAGGACGAGTAGCCTGAGACTGAATGGAACGAGTAAGCGACATGATCACGAGCAGAGCCATTGACACCACCACCACCTGTCACTGTAAAGGTAGTGCTACTAACAGCCTTAACTCTGTCATCTGCTGTTTCTGCGAAATTGGCATCAAGATACAAGGTGTTTGAGGCGTAACTAATATCCTTGTGCATCACTCGCCAAGACGCAGAGTTTGTTCTGTCTTTGACAATGACCATATCTGGAGATTGTGACAGCCCATGCCCAATAGTTGCGCCATCCGTAGCATTGCCTGTATAGGTGGCTATAGAAAAACCCTGTGTGGTATTCGCCTTGACCGAGCTAGTAATACTGCCATTAGTATTGCTTGCGGCAGAACTAGAGCCAGCATCCCAGCACCATGCGACATAGTCGTTACCATTTGTGAAATTTACATCCGGCCCTGCATCATTGTTAGCTCCTAAAGTAAATCCATTAGAATCAAAAGAAGTAAGACTATCTGTTTGTGTTTGTTCAACGGCAGAATCATCGGATTTTAAAGATTTTCCAGCACCTCTTACAGAATCAAAAAGACCATGATTTGAGGTGGCATCTCTTTCCTTTATCCACACGAAATCCGGCTCAAAGCCCAAACCATTAATGGACTGTGTAGCGCCATTGCCAAGATAGTTTACAGCAGCAAATCCTGTAGAAGCTAAGTTATCACCAGCATCCCAGCACCATCCAACCATAGTGTCATTATTGCCACCAACCCTGTCATTTGTGCCTTTAGTAAATCCACTGGAATTGAACGATACTAAATCATCAGCAGAATTTGTCTCAGCGTCAGTAGAATCTGACTTTAGGGTTTTTCCAGTTCCACGAACAGAATCAGTTAACACATGACTATCTGCTTCATTTCTACCTTTTAGCCATACAAAATCTGGTTCAAAGCCTACGCCATCAATAGCCTGTATAGCGCCATTGCCAGTATAGGTTACAGCCGAAAACCCTTCAGCCTCAGTGGTCTGTTTAAACGGAAGGTAGAACCCGTTTGTCCCGAATGTTAATGACTGTATAACTGTGTCAGCTTTAGGTTTCCACAGTGTATCAGAATACTCACCAAAGCTAGTTGGGTCTAGGGCTTGCCCATCAATAAAAGTTACGTTGGCAAAGTAACCATCAAAGTAATCTCTGCTATCACCAAACCATGCGCCATAGTTTTTGCCAAAGTAGCCAGTTACTCCAGACGTATTCCATGCAATAGTGTCGTTCAGAGTCACAGCATTTGTGGAGGTTGTCTGACGCACTCCATTTACATAAGTAATAAACCTATCATCTGCAGTTGCGTTTGCAGAGTCAAATACTTGCACGATGTGATACCAAGCTGACGGGTCACGGAACACAGCGTTTGTGACGTGGTTTCTGCCACTTGATATGTATGCTTCAATATCATCAGGATAAAATGCTACAAAGAATGTCTCACCACCACCGTTTGCCGCCCCATAGATAGCATGTTCTCTGCCTATCTCACCACGCTTGCACCAGAAACTCATAGTCCACTTTATTTGATTAGTGGGTGTACCAAATTCAAATGAAAAATATGGACTATCATCATCCTCAAAACGAATGGATTGGCCTGTAACATCTCCTATTACACCTTGTGCAAGAAAAAATGGACTACTAACTAATGACATATTTTATAACTCCAAATTAATTAAGATAAGGCTAGAGAAGGTGAGCCAAGAAGAACTGTACCTGTTACTTGTACAAAATAAGGTACAACATCTACTGAACCTGCTGCTGTTGAAAGTGTAATACTTCCGCCTACTGTTTTATATTCACTACCTACTGATAATGTTCTAGTACCTGTGCTGTCTTGTATAAATACAAATGTACCCCCCATACCTCCTGCTTCTGTTGTAGGATTACCTAATGTTAAATTGCCATCTAACGTCCAAACAAAATTAGTATATGAACCAAAGTCAGGAGTAGTTGTTGCATTTGCAGATACAGTTTGTGTAGCTGCAATTACTCCACCAGTTAAAGTTCCACCTGCTAAAGGAAGATGATTACCAATACTTGTTGCCATAGTAGCTGATAAGTTTGTTATAACTGTATTAATAGATGTAATAGCTAAAGTTCTATTATTAATACTTGTTGCTACTGTTGCAGATAAATTATCTACTACAGTATTAATAGATGTTATTGCATTTATATTGGTTGTAATATTAGTATTACTATTATTTATACTTGTTGCTAATGTAGAAGATAAATTTGCAATAACAGTATTAATAGATGTAATAGCAGAAGAATTATCTGCATTAGCAATTGATGTAGCTAATGTTGCAGATAAATTTGTAATATAAGTATTAATAGAAGTTATAGCTGTTGTTCTATTATTAATAGATGTAGCCATAGTTGCAGATAAATTACCTACTACAGTATTAATAGATGTAATAGCATTAGTATTTGTTGTAATATTAGTATTACTATTGTTAATGCTAGTTGCCATAGTTGCAGATAAATTACCTACTACAGTATTAATAGATGTTATTGCGGCTGCATTGACTGATGTAAGAGCACTTACTCCTGCAACAACACTATTAATAGAAGTAATAGCATTAGTGTTTGTTGTAATATTTGTATTAGAATTATTAATAGAAGTTGCCATAGTTGCAGAAAGACTTGCAACTGTAGCAGACATTGCAACATTATCACCGCCTATAACAAATGATGTCGCACTAACAACACCAAATGTTTGATTTGTATTAAGAGCAACTGTACCTGAACCAGTAATATTAGTTGTTGTTACATTATTTTCTGTTAAATGTATTCCAGTTCCTGCCTTAACTGCAGTCATAGTACCTGCACCTGCAAGACCAGTAATGTTAGAGCCATCTCCATATAAGAATGTTGCACTAACAATACTTGTTGTAATGTTGTCTACAGTAAGGTTACCTGAAATACTTGTTGAACCCGATACACCAAAGTTACCACCTACTTGTAAATTACCACCTATGGATGTATTTCCTGCAATAGAAACTGTACCAGAAATATTAGTATTACCAGCAATTGCCATAGTACCTGAAACAGATACATTATTTTCTACATAAAGAGAAGAACCAGAAAGAGTGCCACCAATAAAAGCATTAGCAGAAATAGTTGTAGTAGCTGTAACATCTGTAATACGACCTTGTGCATCCACAGTGATTGTATTCATAGGTCCATATGAACCTGCAGAAACAGAAGTATCTGCTATAGCAAATGTAGGATTACCTGCAGTACCGTCTGCATTAGTAATTGTTACACCTGTAGAAGCAGTTAATGTTCTACCAAATTTTGTACTACCATCTTCTGCAACAATACCATTTACTAAAGAAGAACCTGCGGCTGCTGCATTAAGACCAGAAACATTAGTAGTAAGTGTTACACCATTATATTGAAAGCTACCATTAATATTAACAGTATTTTGAGAAAGCTGTAAAGGTGTAGAATTGCCATTACCATCACGTACAGTAATAGGTGTACCTGTTGGAACACCTGCATTATTGTTATTCATTTGAAGCAAATCAAGATATGAATTTGCTATTTGTTTTCCTGTTAAACTCATTATATCAAATTCCAATACTTTAAGTTAGCGTTCCATTGCGAAGTAGCTTGTTGCCACTGTAAGTTTATTCCACCATCACCTTCAGGTCTTGCATCACGAATAAAGTATCTTTCCTCAATTCTTGGTGATTTATTTTGAGGATGGCTTTTTAAATCATACGAACCATCATAATCTTTAGGGCATTGCATCATACCCATACTATTCTTTTTCAATTGGTTTAGTTTATATCTAAAACCACAAGTATCGCAGATAGCTAATACATTTTTTCTTCCTGATGTAGACATTATACCATAACCCTTGGCTTTAAGAAAATACTAACTCGTTCTCTATCTTCATCCATAGCACGTTGTAGTCTTTCTTCATACTCTTGTTTAATCATAGTAATACGTCCTGCTTCTACATTAGGACGTTTCATTGACATATAGTAAGCTAAACCTGCAGTTAAGCACGGAAGAAATCTACGAGATATATCTGCATTTTGAATAGCAGATTTATCTACATCTTCCATATAAGATACTAGTTCTAATTTAATTTCGTCAGTAGAGTTTTCGGGAATGGGCCACAGATGTACAACAGGATTACCACGTTGATGTCTAACTGCATATTGTGTAGTACGTCCTGTTTGGCTTTTATTAGGTATTTTAAGATATTCTTGCATAGATATACGTTCAAGCTGTATGTCTCTATCGTCACGATTATGTACAGCTTCTAATACATCAATCGTTGCAGAAGATAAACTAAAAGTAGTTACACTTGTAGCAAGTGTTACAGTAGAAGTATCAGCAGTCCAAAGCATTACACCACGGTTCTGCCAATCTTGCAGCAATAAATTAATAGACCTACGAGCAGACTTAGGCTCATGCCCAAGAGTTTGTTCACCGCCAATCATTTCTGTTGCTTCTTGGATAACTTCGTCTATATCCATATTGAAGTTATATGTACCTGAAGTAGCCATTATGATTTACCTCTTCTTCCTAAATCTTTTTTCTTGCCTTTATATTTTCCAGAAGTTCTTGCTACTAGGCCTCTCGCTTTTAATCGGGCTAAATTCGTTGCACCAATTCTCATGCCAGAACGATGTCTTTGTAACAGCTCTGTTATTTTTATTTTTGGCTTGGCGTTTGCGTTTTTCTTTTTCTTGGCCTGTTTCTTTTTTCCGGGCTTCATTATTTGTTGCCCAACGGATGAACGACTTATAGCCATTAATAAAGCCTATTATGTGTACCAACTGAACCACCACTTTTTTTCTTGACAATTTTTTTCTTTTTCTTTACTGTAGTTTTACGTGGGTCATACATAGGACCTTCTTGTGGTTTTTTCTTACCCGGATAGTTAGCTCTACCTACAGACATACCTGCTGATTTTTTTACCATTCCTTGAGTATTAAATTGATGTACTGCATCAGCTAATGTATCTTTATCTATTCCTTTAGTTGGAAAACTAATACCATTCTTTTTTAAAATAGCCTTTAATTGTGCAGCTGTCATTTTATCATACTTAGTAGCCATTATGCTTTCCTTCCTAGTTTCTTATGCTTTTGAGTTTTTGGTGGGCTTTTCTTGCTCCCACTCTTACCAGCCCAAAGAACTTTATCAGCCCAGTAAGCAGCAGATAGTTTACCTTTTTTAATATTCTGAGCATGGCGAGACTTAAATGACTTACGTGCCGTAGAAGAATAGTTATGACCATATCCTTTTTGTCCGAAGTGAATAACTCTAACTGTATCTCCCTCTTTAGCAAGAACCATACCTTTCTTTTCTGGACGTGTTGACTTACGAGGTTTATTAAATCCTGCAAATGTTGTACCACGGTATTCAATCCTTCCTGATGGTAATCTTTTAACTCCGGGATATTTACTTTTGGTAGTCATTACTTTACCTTCCTATACTGTTTGACTTTCTTTGCGACAGTCTTAGGTTGTTTAACGAACTGCTTTCCCTTTGCTGTTCCTTTTCTTTTAGCTGCCGTAGTCTTAGCATATTCTTTTGCGGATAACGCCTTAATTGCCTTGCTGGGGAGATAGCGTTCACCTGTAGCCTTTGAACCTTGTGTAGAGGGTTTACCACTCTTGGTTCTCCACTTTTGTTTTGTCCAAGCCTTTAAGCTCCTTTGTGATTTTTTTAGTGCCATGATAGTTCCTATTATATCATTAAATGTTTATATTTACAATGACTTTAAATAAAAAGCCCACCAAACTAGTACAGCTAAACCAAACAAACCTAAGATAATAAAAGTAGATATTAATATTGTTTGTATTAAATCTTCCATTCTTTTTTTTCTTTCTTGTTCTGCAAGCAGTCTTTGCTTTCTTGCTTGTGCTTGAAACCTAATCCAATCATGCCATAGTCCGGGTCTACCAGTATATATCATTAATTGTTTTAATTCTTCTTCTTGTTGTTTTAACTTTTCAAGATGCATAAACTCTTCTAAATCTGCAGAGCCTGTACGTCTTTTCTTTTTATCTGCTTTCTTACGTAAGCTTTCGGTAGCATTAACATACTCACCTACTTTTCCTGCAACATCTGCAATCTCACGACCATTACTAATAGCCGTTTTAATTACTGCAAATGCAGCATTGGCTGCGGCTATCTCTGCTAACATTTGCTACTCCACAATCTTTACGATGTAATTTTTTCCATCTGGACCTTTATTTATTTCAACTGTTTTATTTTCACAAGAGTATCTTACTGTTCCTGTATCTTTATATAAATTTCTTTCAATAGTACGTTTAGCTTTTAAACATTTAGATAGCTTTTCAAAAGCAGTATGCTCTGCTATACTACCAGAAAGATATAGTATTAATGTAATTGTCTCAGTCACCATCTTTTCCGTTTCTCATTATCTCTAGTCTAGCTTCTATTGCACTAATACGTTTCTCATAAAATTCCAATGTTAGTTTCTGTTGCTGGTCATGTGGTGCTCTACCTTCATCTATCTGTGTTGTTAGTTCGTCTAGCTGGTCAGAAAGATGTTCAATCAACATAAACTGTTCGCTGTCAGCAGGTAAACTGCCCATCTCGCCACGAGGCCATTTAATACGAAACTCTGTGTTTTGCTCTAAGTCAGACTCCATCATAGTAATGTTAGTTTCTATCTGGTTAAGTCGTTCTATTATACCAAAGTATGCCCATGTTGCCAAGGAAGCTGCAGCAACCATACTTATAATATTACGTAAAGGTAATGCTACCTCAGTGTTTTCACTTATACGTGCCATTAATTTTTATAGCCGCCACCTGCTTTTTTGTAAGCAGAAGCTAGCATTTGAGCTTTTCGAGCACTCCACTGACCCGGAGCACCGCCCTTTCCACCTGCTTTAATACGTTCAAATAATCTCTTACGCATAGTAGGTTTAGTATAATTACCTGCTTTGTTTACTGTAGACTTAGGTTTACCACCAGAGGCTAAAGCCCTTACACTTTTTCTAGTGTAAGAGCCTTTTCCTTTTTTAGGTTTTACTACCTTTGGTTGATATAATCTATTAGCTAAAGACTTAGCTACAGGATTACGAGACTTAATAGGTTTTTTCATTTACCTGCCCCTTTTTATTTTTTAGGTCTACGTGCTGCTCCAAAACCTTTTACTTGACGTGCAGCCCCAGATTTAATTGAACCACCACCTTTATATTTAGAAGCAAGATTAGGACTTATTCTTTTTTGTACACTTTCTGGTAACTTAGAAAATCCTTTATACTTAGAAGGTGGAGTTTTCTTTGACTTTGGTTTTGTTTTAGGCATAGGCATTTTTTCAAGTGTAGGGTTACCACCCTTTTTCTTTTTAACAGTACCAGTCAAAAGACTTTTAGCTTGCTTGGTTGTCATACCCTTTGGAATTTCATAGGTAGATTTTTTACCATCGACAGTAATACTCACAAGCTTTTGTGTCTTTGAGTTATAACCACCATCAAACTTTTTAGGCATAATCATTTTACCCGGAGTAGCTTTAATTTGATTACCCCGTGGGTCTACACCCTCAGAAGGTTTAGCAAACTTACGACCCGGACCACCCTCTTTAGTTTTAGGACGTGGTTTAGGTCCAGTAACTGCACCAGATTTCTTTTGTCCTTTATTACCAAATAATGCTCCTAATGTTATAGCAGTAGTTGCGCCACCTATTCTAGCTGCTCTTCCCCGAGTCATAGGCTTTGTACTCTTCTTAGGAGGCTGTGTAGTAATTTTAGTACGTGGTTTAGCCGCAGATGCACTTGGCTTAGATGCAGCTACACTAGGTTTTACAACTCTAGGTTTAGGCTTCATTGAAGGACTAGGCTTAGATAGTTTAACAGTTTGTCCACCCATGTCAGACAAAGCACTTCTTTGTTGAGAAGTTACACCAGACTTAGGTTTAACAACTTTAGTTGAAGGTCTTAAAGTAGACCTACCCTTAGATTTAATTTGATTTACATTAGTAATTGTTGAAGGATTTTTATTAATCCTATCTGCTGTAACTTTATTTACAGGTTTAGCTCCTTTTTGGGTAAGAAACTTTTTAATATACGGAGATGTTGCTTTATAAATTTCACCCCCTAATTTAAATAGTGTTGATGCTGCCATTGTTTTACTCCTTAATATAATCTATTGTGGCCTGACTGTATAGTTTTCTTTTTAGCTTTAGAAACCTTACCGCCTTTTTTCATACCACCTAATTTAACACCCATTTCAACAAGGTCTGCTATATCCATAATACCTGCAGGACTTGCTCCGTATAAGGCCATTCCTTTTTCAACTATGCCACGAACCTTACCTTTTTTCTTTGTTTTATTCTTGTTACCAAACATTATTTCATAGCCTTTCCATAACCACGTAATGCTTTACCACAACCACGAGGTCCTTTAGATTTAATTTGTTTACCTGATTTATACATACCTACTTTACCACCTGCTTTTCTACCTACAGATGTATTAGCTACACTATACGTATCTGGTTTGCCAGTACCAAAAGACTTCATAATGTCATCAAAAGATTTTTTATCAAACCCTCTTTCTCTTTGAGTCTTAAAAGGATAACCTTGATTCTTAGCAGTCTTCATTCGTTGAATGATGGATGCTCTAGCTTTCTTTTGTTTAGCTGTTTTAGGCTTATACATAATATCGGCTAGTTGAGAATTTGTATAACCTCGTGCAAACTGTTTACGAATAAACTCTAGCTTTTCACCTTTAGACATAGATTGGTAAGCTTTACGTTTTATTTCACTAGCTTCTTTACCTGTTTTACCTTTAGTGTCTATACCGCCACCTTTTGCTGGTAAAGTTTCATTTGCACCTTCATATAGGTATTTATTTTTCTTTGTGCCAGTAGGACCAGACTCAGCAATAATTGTATCAATACCGCCTTTTTGTTTAATAACACGTTCTCCTTCAGGAGTAAGTGAAAGAGTACGTGAAGAAACAACAGTTTTAGTTTTACCTTCATTTTTCATTTCTTTTAGTTTTTGAGAAATAAGGTTTTTACGTTCTTTCATTTGCTCTTCAGACAAGCCAGAAAGAAGTCCTTTACGTTTCATTCTTGCAGTATCTTTTCTTGCCATAGACATAACTTTTTGTATTTTAGTTTTACCACTAGCTTGAGCTTTAGTAACTGCTTCTGCAGCAGTAAGTTTACCTTTACTATCTTCTAGTATCTTAATAGCTAATGTTTTTGTAGAACCATCAATATCTTTACTACGAATAGTCTGTGACTTACGTTCAATTGCACGTTCTTGAACAAGGGAAGCTTTAGAAGTTCCTGCTTTTTCTGCAGCTTCTGTTTGCTTTGCTTGGTATGTCTTTTGACGTGCAGCAGATTGTGCTTTACGTTTACCTTTTGTTTTTCGCTTATCTACCTTTGGCCTTCCTTTTTTCTTTGCCAAAGACTTTGCTGCAACTTTAAGTGCTTTACTAATCATTAGTTACTCCCTGCTATAACTGGATTATCTGCACCTGCTTTGCTTGCAGGAGTTTGCATATCATCCCGTCTTGTTCTACGTGCTTGATTTTGTAAGGTTGCTACGGCTTGCATATATCTTTGCTCAAAAAGATTAGATGCATTATAATCTTTTTGGAATATCATTGCCTCTACCATACTAGCATTAAATAAAGCATCATAACAAAAATCTGAAAAATAGTTGTTAGGTGCTGCTGCTGCTAAAGTAGTAGGTCTAGATATATGTACTATCTCTCCATTGAATGTAGAAACAGGAGTAGGTGCAATGAGGACCGTTGTATTGTTTCTACGTGCATAATATTCAGGAGTGCCTGTACTTGCTGATACAGGCCAGTAATCACGTATATATTCATCGGTTCTAGGCAACAAATTAATTCGTGTTGAGTTAGCAATTATATTAAAGTTTTTTAATATTCTTGTTCCTGATGGAAGGGTAACTTGATTAATACCTAAAGGAATTGCAACAGAAGTATAGGATACTAGCCCGTAATCATCAAGGTCACGAGTTAGTCTTTCTTCTGCACGATTAATCATTTTAGGAATATAGTTAGCAAACTCTGTTCCATCATTCTCTGCAGCTTGAGTAATATCGTCTACAAGATAAGAATAATTAGCCATAATAAATTGCTACTGTTGCTGCTGATGTAGGAGCAGAAACTTTAACTGGACCTACCATTCTTACACCAAAATCAGGAATATATATGTCACCTGCATCTACATTAGTTGTACCTACAAATTTAATATTACCACCCCTTAGATTACCATAATCATCTGTTTGAGAACCAGTAATAGTAAAAGTACCCACGCCAGAATAAGTAACACTTTTAATTCGAGTGTCTGAAATAGTAGTGCTAGTTAAGCTATCAAGCAAAGCACCAGAGCCTGTAACGAATGCGTTACGTATATTTGAAGCCATAGAATTTCTCCGATTATTGTTAATTAGTTAATTGTTATTCTATTTATTATATTATACACAAAAAAAGAGGGATATGAAATACCCCTCTTCTCTTTTTTATTTTTTTAAGTTTTTCAGTACTAGCCTGAAGAACCGTAATAACTACGCCAGTCTGAGAAACCAAAGCTATAACGCTCACGAGCTTTAAAGCGAAGGTTACCAGTGTCGAAATCCGGTTCCATCTTTGTCTGCAGAGGAGCACGTACAAACATCTTTGCACCATTAGGACAATCTGTCTTAATGAACCAAGCATCTGTATCTGTGAAACGTCTGTTGACATAGAAGCCACCCGGAATCAAACCTTGATTACGGATTGAGTTAATGTCATTAACATTTGTTGCACCGTTAGCTGCAGTTGTTGGGTTTACGCCAATAGTGGTTGACATCTGACTGTTCAAAATTTGGTCAGCAGTGAATGCCAAATCTGATGGGACGTGCAAAGACTTAGCTTGCAGACCAATCAAGATACCACGATCATCTTTTGCTTTTGAAATCTGAATAAGAGCAGACTCAAGAGCAGCTTCTGACAAGTCAGTAGCACCAAAAGTGTTTGACTGATTACCAGCAGACATCGTTGGATGTGATGCTGAGAAAAATGGTTGACCATCACCACCTGCAAAGGCAGTGTTGAAACCGTTGTTAAATACATCAGCAGCTTTAACCTGCTTAGTATTAGCCATTGCACGGGCTAGACCACGAGCACGAAGCTTGGAGAAGGTATCATAAAGATTATCTTCCATTGCTTCTTCTGTTACGGCAAATGCCAATGCAACAGTTTCGTGTGTATAACGTGCTGTGTAGCTTTCTTGTGCATCATCATAAGTAACCGCAGCACCTTCACCTTTAGTAGGTGCAGTACCGAAGCCTGTGAATAGCACTTCTTCTTCGAATGCACGGTCTGAGTTTTCAGTCTCAAACAATGGTGCGTGTTCGTCTGCTACTTCCCCATACTCCATACCGAATACGGCATTAAGACCGGGGAGAAGCTCTTTTGCAATACTTGCTCTATTAATAGCCATAATTTAATCTCCCTTAACCTAATAGGTACGCAGTAATGGTTGCAGGTGCAGTTACAGCAGCAGTCAAGAAGTTATCTGTGTGTTGAATGAGTTGTACATTCAATTTCAAATAAGCATTCTCAGCGGCTACATCTACATCGTTCCCCGGCTCATCAACTGAATCCAGAGCACGGCACATAGCAATACCAGATGTACGAGTTGCTGCTTCAACACCATGACCAGACATACCTGTAAAGGTTGAGCCTGAACCTAATGTTACAGCAAAGTTTTGTGAACCGTAAAGATCACCAGCAGTTACAGATGCATCTGCTTGTACTTCAAATACGGTACGTGAATCATCAGCTACAAGTGCCACTGCATCAGTTGCAGATGTACCTGAAGGCCAATATTTACTAAATTTTTGTTCGCCATCTGCAACATAGTGACAGCCCATGAAAACACCTTGGACTACTTCAGTTACAGTGGTGATAACTTCCAAATTCCCTGCATTAATACGGACTAAATCGCCAGTAAAAATGTTAGAAGCATAACCTGAAGCAATAGGGTACTCACTTTGACCCTGATTGTTTGGGTTATTACCACGTTTACGGGAAGGACGGAAGCCAGACAACGCTAATGTTGAAGTCATTTTTAGTCTCCCTTTTAAAAAGCACTACTAAATTCAGTATACTTAATCTTGAAAATTAGGTGTACGTCCCTTAGTAACATTTGATTTACTACTATTTTTAATTGGCATACGAGAATTATTCTGTCCCATAAGCTGTTGATTAACTGCATCAACCATCTCACGGCTTTGATTTTCAAAATATGCCTGACGATTTTGTGCTTTTTGCAGAGGCATTTTTGCCAAAGCTAAGTCCCCACGACAGACTGCACCCTTATATCGTCCTTCATCCCTCACGAAGGAATTATGTTGTAACTCAGGAACTTCATCTACAGTTACAAACTGCCAACCCTCTTGAACCTTTTTGCCTACATTTTTGTAATCATCTTGGTTTCGGGTCATTACTCGTATCCAACGAAGTGTAAGGCCTTGATTTAAAAACCGTTCAGATACTGAGTCAGGAATATCTAATAAGCTAGGCTCACGATATTCCATATCTTGTTCCCTTGTATTGAGTTCACGAGCCTCAACATTACGTGTTGTATTTGTATTACGTGCCATTTAATTTTCCTCCACGCTATTAGTAAACTGAAGTGTACTCACCGTCTGCTGAATCTACTTTCAACTTTTCGGCTGCGTACTGTTCCAAAGGTATACCCCATTTTTCTGCAAGTCGTACATCTTCTTTAGTAAGACGTACTTTCTTACCAGATGAGGCTGATGAAGTGCGTGATGCTCCACCGACCACTTGGGCAGGAGTTGACGTTTCCTGCTGACGTTCTTCTTGAACTTCTCCACCAAAACGCTGCGGATATCTGCTGCGTAGGCGAGAATCAATTTCTTGGTAGAAATCTACATCTGTAGAATCATAACCCTCTGTTTTTAATTCATGGTCAATCTCAAGTGCTAATGTTGTCATTACATTGTCTTGACCAAACCAAGGATTACGTCCTGCCCATTCAACTGCTAATCTATCATATTCTGCTGATTGTTGTTGCTGCTGTTGTTGTGGAGCAGGTTGTGCTACCTGTTGTTCTTCAATTTCTGGTCTATATTGATTACGTGTTAGATTAAGAGTTGTAGCATCACTTTGAGCCTTATTAAGGTTTTTCTGTGCTTGTACAATTCTATCTGTATCACCTGACTCAAGAGCCTGTTTATAAGAATCTTCAGCTAATTCAATACGACTATTAATTTGTGCTTCTGCGGATTCAAAATTCTTTTCCAAAGAAGTTTTGATTTCCTGCTGTTGAGCTTTTAATTTTTCTTCTAACTCTTGTTGACGAGTTATCAGAGTTTCAATTTGTTCTTCACGTTCTTTCTTTTGACGAACTAATTGTCTTATCCGCTTTTGTGCTCCTGATTGAGGCTCTTCAGATGCATCTCCTTTACTCTCTGAGCTAACGTCTTGTTTTTCATCATGTTGCCCAGTATGCTGTGTATCTGCATCTTGTTGTTGTTTCGTTTGTACGGCTTCCTCTTGGGAAGTATCTTCGGATATTTCACTCTCAATTTCAAACTCAACTTTCTCTTCCTTATTTTCGGCATTGGAAGTATCAACCGTAGTCCATTCTTCAGACATATATTTCTCCTTTTACGTCAGTTGCGACACTATGACGAGTTACGCATTTGATATTATATTACAACAAGTAATATAATTATACAATACCCTTATATTAAATTAATTAGATAAATTAAAGGTAGGGTCTAATTCTTTAGGGTCTTCTACAATCATTGAAATCTGGTCATCAAGAAGTAATAGTAACTTGATACCTTTGTAGAAAAACTTTTGACCAGAATGTTTACCATAACATACATAGTCACCTTCTTTACACCAAGCACCATTAGGATATCTTGTTGTATCTTTATAAGCATCTTTACCTATTGCGAGAACTTTACCCACAGTTGTAAGATATGCAATATCTTCTTTTGTAGAATCTGGAAGTATAATACCACCTTTTGTTTCTTGTTTAACAGAAACAGGCCGTATAAGAAGATGATAGCCCGGAACTACTGGTAGTACTTCTGGGTCTGGCATTTCTTCATTAGTATTCCATGCATCATTAAGAATAGATTTTTCCATTGCCACTGCTCTCATAATCACTCCTCATCGTCTTCATACATTACTTTGTTTACCATATTTTTAACTTCTGCTCTGGCCCACTCCAATCCTGAAATGCGACCTACAGAGTTCATATACGTATGATAATCCGAAGCTGCTCCTGATGCAAGCGAATTTTTTACTAATTCAATTTCTCTATGTAATAATTTATCTATTTCTTCTATAAGCATTATTTATTCTTTGTGCCTGAAATCATTTTACTAATAACATCAATTGCTTTAGCAGCTTCTGAGCTTTCAAGATTGTCTTCATGCTTTACCATATCTGCAAGAAGTTCTACTGCCTTAATAGCTGCTTTGGCATTTCTGTCTTTTTCTTTCTCGTCAGCCTTGAGTGTACCCTCTGCACCAATCTTATATGCGTCAAGTGCCAGCTTCTGTTCTTTCAAGTCAAGGTCACGGTTCTTCAAAGCACCTTCACTTGCTTCTTTAGCAAGTTGTGCCTGTACCTTTTCTTGTTCAATACTAAGTCTTTGTGCTTCCATCTGAACCATTGCTTGTTCAGGTGATGGACCTCTTTGTGCTGCAGCTTGATTAGCTTGCATTACCTGCTGTGCAGCTGCCATCATTACCTGTTCAATAACTTGTGGGTTCTGAGCATTAGGGTCACCTTGTGGTGCTTGTGCCATCATTTGACGTGTTAAACCATTAATCTGCTCTTCATACTTCATTACTACGTGTTCTTGTATGTTAGCTTGTAGAATAGGAACTACACGTTGCATAATTGGGTTGGCACCATTAGCAGGGTCTTGCATAAACATAGTTTTAATTTGAATATGTGCATCATGATTTTGTCCTGCAAATGCTTTAATAGGAAGACCTTTAGTTGCTGCTTCAATGTCTGTTACAGGGTCAAGAGCTTGTGCCTCTGGCTTTTGTGGAAGTATCCTGTCTAAGTTAGGAATGTTTGCCGCATTAAGAAGTGTGCGGTTTAGTTCTTCCATATTAAACATACCGGGTGGTGATTGCTGTGCTTGCTGCATAACCATCTGTGCCATCATCAACCTGTGGGCAGACGAAGGAATATTAGGGTCAGATACAGGAAGTACATCAACACGACCATCAAAGTCACGTTTAAAAATTGTTTCACTTACACCGGGAACATCATAAGGATATTTAGCAGGTAAACTTTCATAGTTAATACGTGCAAGAATTTTAAACTCATCCCGTTGTGATTTATGTAATCGTTTATGAATTGCACTAAAGAACTTACTAGAAGCCTCAAGCAATGCCATAGTTGTACCTACAGGACCATAGTTAGAACCTTCTGTAATAACTTGCTCTGTAGTATCAGCAAACTTTTGACCTGCTCCTGAGACAAACTGAAGCATTTGGAATAATGTGCCTGATGGTTCTTTATAAGGCAAAGGTACAATTGAACGAGACAAGTCCATACCTGTTGCTTCTACTTCTTTAAACTCACCCGGAGCAATAGGGTCATTGTCTCCTACAATGCGAACACCTTTTGCTTTAAAGCCACCGGGCAAGTTAGCAAACTGTCCTGCATCAATAAGGTTACGCATAGCTGCAGTGGCAGACATTGTAAGGTTACCAAGGAAGTGAATAAGACCAAGACCATAGAAACCAAATCCCGGAACAAAACGATAATGAGTAAAGAACATTTTCTTTTCTTTATTTTTATCTTCTTCATTCCAGTTTCTACGAATAGACAGTACTTTACGTGTTGTTTCTTCAATAGTTACAATGTAAGGACATTCATAACCATGACCTTCAATATCAAGATAACAGTGCTGTTCAAGAAGAACATACTGCATATCTGTATCGGAAGAAGGAGACAAACCAAGTACTGTGTCCATTTTTTGTGTTAGGTCTGATTGTTCTGGGATATATGCATCAGGTAGTTCTACTTCTGCATACATACCTGAGTACATTGCGTTTGCAATCTCACGAGGGCTGCGATATAGAACATGAGTATACCTATCAGCCCGTCTTAGGTCTGTGGCATAGTAAGATACATAGAACTGGTCAATAGGAACAAACTCACTAACAGGACGCTCTACTGAACCATCATAATAAATCTTTTTAAATGAACTACCAATTAATGGTAAATGAAACAACATACGCTCAAACTCATCGAAGTATTCTGGCATCTTATCAGTCAACTGATAGTTCATAAAGTTTTGAACACGATTTGCTTGTTGTTGTTTTTCAACCGATACATCACCAAGAACTTGAGCTTTAACTGGGCCACTGGAAGGAAATAGTTCTTGGGATGCACGGCTCTGGAATTTAACCGCAGACTCTATGAGTAGTGGATGTACAGCAGTTGCTGCACCTTCAAAAGGTTCTGTAGTTTCTTCCAGTTTCAAACCAAGCAGGTCAAAGCCTCGTTCAAACATGGATTCCCATTCTGCCCGTGACTCTTTATCTGCTTCGTATTTTTCGTAAACTTCTTCACCGATACTAATAAGTTCGTCTTCTTCTATTTGCTCGGCAAGGTTAGAATAAAATTCGTCTTCAATATTAAAATCTACAATATTGTCTATATCTTGTAAATCCATTTCTGGCATAAACTCTACTTCTAGTTCGCCTGTTTCTGAATCTACTTCAAAATTTACATTTGGAAAATCTTCTTCGTTTTGTTCAATATTTAATTGAATAACATTTTCTTTACCAATAGGGTCATTAGGATTTTTTTCAATAGCCATTTTACTTCCTTCTTAATTGAGTCCAGTTAATTGTTATTATATACTTATGTTCTCCAATATGCAACCCTTCTTTTTGTTCTTGGGCTATCTTCCCATTCCGGGTCTTCTGGATGTATTAAGTTCCAACTGTCCTTCATATAATGAATTGCCATTGTCATACAATCTACCTGATCATCGTGTGAACCTGCAGGAAAAGACATACATTCAGCAAACAAATCGTCTGACCATGTTTTGTCTTTTGGTATCCATACACGACCTGCTTCCATCAAAGGAGTAGAAGCATAGACACGAGCAACCTTATCTCTATCTGGAAGATAGTCTAATACAGGAAGACCTGCTCTTCTCATGTCCTGAATAAGAGACTGACCAGAAGCTTTCTTTTCTATTATACATACATCTGGTTTATATTGTGCATATACTTCTTGTGCTTTACGTCTTAGTTCTGGATATTCAAATCTACCTCTTATATTACCTAATAGTATTAAGTTAGAAGTTATTTGTTCTGTTCCATATTCATCTTCTTCATATGACCTAAATATTCCCCATGTTTGTATTACACTATAGTCAGCAGTACGTGCAGTACTAAAAGCAGTATCATATGTCTGTATTATAAAGTCACATGGTGGAGGCTCATCATCATCCCACCAACTTATCCATTTCTTTTTAATAATACCACCATCATCAGGTGATGGGTCTTGCATATATAAAGAGTTCCAGTATCTACTACCATTAGAACTTCTAATCTCCATCTCATCTATCTTTAATAGCTCGTCTGGTTTCCATTCAGGAAAGTAAGAAGAACCTTCTGGTAAGTCAAGAAGCTCTGCTGCTTCTTCATTAAGCCACGCAGGTATACTAATTACTTCCCAAGGGTTTGGCGTTTCTTCTGCGTTCTGTTCTTGCTTTAACAGCCAACCACACAAATCGTCATAGTGATATCTTGTATTAATAATAATGATTGCACCATTAGGCATAATACGAGTACGTAGACCTGCAGGATACCATTCCTTAATATAACGTCTACCTGCTTCACTGAAGCTGTCTTCTTCAGACATAACATCATCTAGTAATGCTACGTGAGCACCTCGACCCGCAACCTGACTTCTTACACCTGCTGCATAATAAGACCCGTTTTTATTTGTCTTCCATTTACCTGCTGCCTTCACATCACTTCTAAGAGACACACCACGGAATATCTTTTGAAACCTGTCTGTGTTTACAATGTCTCGTACAGTTCTACCAAAGTCACTTGCAAGCTGGTCACTGTGTGAGACAGACATAATCTCATGGTGACCAAAGTTACCAATGTACCACGCAGGAAATAGTTTACTACATATTACTGACTTAGAAGAACGGGGTGGTAAGAATACCATAAGTCTTTTTGTACTACCATCTAACACACCCTGTAGCTTTTCACATAGTAGTTCTATGTGTCTTCCCATCTTAAAGTCAGAAACAATGGTAGGAGCAAATATCTTTACAAAGGTAAGGAAGTCATCCTTTGCCTTTATGTTTGCATAGTGATGCATCTTTTCTCTTAGGTCCAGAAATAGAGTTACATTGTGTATTTCTTCTGGTGTTCTATTTTCATCTACTTCTAAATCTAACATTTAAGTAAGCTCTCCATCTACAGAGAGACAACCAATTTGCTTTATTTCAAAAGGCATATTATATTCTTTCCATATTCCTTTTAAATCATGCTGCATTTTCCCTACTCTAGCTAGACACTCTTCTTGTCTTCTATACGGACCGTATGTATCCGATACTTCCATACAGTTATCTGGACTGCCTATTACACAGGCAACAATCATTGCTTTAAACATTTTAATTTTCCTTCCATATAAGTGTTGCAAAAATGCCACACCTTATTAAAAAAATAAAATACCCCTATTGCGAAATCTGTAAAGATATGTTATTTTCTATTTAGACCCACCGGGGTAAATATATACCCCCGAAGACATCCCGACACACCTACCAATACTATTCATTTACTATTATATTCATAATCTAATTTAACTATATTATATATTATTATACTTCTTTTGTCAAATATTTTATATATACTAATTAGCCCCCGGCCTACTATGAAAGACCCTTTAATTTTTGAAAATATATGGCAGGGGTATATTATATATATAAATAGACAGACAGTTTTTGGGTGGGGGTTCTATGTATACTTGCTAGGATTGCACAAAAATTAGGCATAACATCCTTTTTCTACCAAAGATTGTACAACCATAAGTAGTGTTGCAAAAATGTCACACCAAAATCTAGCAGGATTGCTGAGTTTTTGCACAATTCTTAGGCAGAAAGTGTGTATAGTGTTGCATTAATACCACACCCCCCTTCCCATGTCTTTACATCAATAGGTTGTATTCATTAGATATTATCAAGCTTTCCCCTAATTTTATTACAATTTCCCCCTGTCTTTTGTTT